TCAAAATTATCATTGTCAATGATTAATGGAGTTATTACACTAAAACTCTGTGTTGAACTACTCCATTGGTTAATACCAAATGAGCTAGTTACTGGATTCACCCAGTAAGTGCCTGCTACTGGCTTACCTTCTGGTATAGTAGTAGTTGGAACAAGTTGTCCTAAATCAATATCAGCCCGCACAACATATACCTGTGAACTAATTCCCAATAAACTATATGCTGATTGTAAACCATATTCGTTTAATTCGTCGCCGTTAATAGGATTACTAGAAGCATCGGTATAAAATAAAGGTGTACCAAACGTGTCTGTTAAATCGCGCTGGCTTGTGATTACGTAAACAGATCCTGCGTTAGACTGAAGAGTTCCAGTTGCTGTACCTGTTTTACTAGCGTTTTGTTTATTTGCTGCACTAGCAACAAAAATAATTGGAGTGCTTCCAGGGGCAGCCGGAGTGTAGAAACTCTCGTCAATTACTTGTACGGATATACCTGGTGAACCTAATACTGTAGCCATATGTTAAATCTCCTTAGTGGATTACTTTGTTTTATTTAGCTAGTAATTTGAAAAACTGTAAGGTTAAATACAAATGAAAAAGGGCACTAAAAGGGCGGGATATGAGACGACTATGCAAAACCTGTAATCAAAGACCAGTAGCTGTAAATTATTATAAAGATGGAATGCCTTATTATAGATCTAAATGCGATCACTGTAGTCGCGGAAGTAAAGATGGAACACCGTTATGGGCCTTGGCAGGATACAAAAAGAAAAATGCCTGCGATAAGTGTGGCTACATCAGCAAGCATCCTGATCAATTTAATGTATTTTACATTGACGGAAATTTAACAAACACTAGACCTGTTAATTTAAAAACAGTTTGCGCCAATTGTCAGAGAATTCTTCAGAAAGAAGGAGTTAAGTGGAAACAGGGAGATTTAGTTCCGGATTTTTAATCTGATCAAATAATTCATTATTATAAACGATGTGATCAATTTTGCCACTTAGGATATGTCAAGGGGATCTAAAACTAGATCCCTAATATGTTTATACAAGTTGTCTATACTACTATTGTTATCTAATATAGCATCAAAGTTGGTACCAATCCAGGAAGTTTCGCTAGCGTGAATTCCTAATTTTTCTAACTTGGTTCTACTGGTAGCCCAAGAAAAATTCCCGTATTCACCGGCATTTGCGTTAATTGCATCTTCATACCATTCGGGCTCAGGTCCACGAATTACACGTATAACTTGCCCGCCATTAGATTTAATTGATTTAATTTCATTAGGAAATCTACAGTCGCTAATGACTACGTTATCCTTTGAGTTGCGTAGTTTATTTTCTAATGACGAAATCCAAATTTCATTATGAAAATTATTACGAATAACATCTGTACCCCAATATTGCAAGATCCAGCGTGGTGTTAAATTTGGCATATTTAATCGTTGTGCCCACCAAGGATCTACCTGCTCTCGCCATTCACGGGCTTCCTTTGTTCGACCTTCCAGCATGGTACGATCCCACCCAAATACGTGTGCTACGGCATCTTTTAATGAATTTGCAAAACTTTCTCTTCGATATCCGTGAAAATTAACCAAATAATCTGCCACTGTATCCTTCCCAGACCCAATCAAACCACATACACCAATAATCATATTATCTCCTCTGTATTACATTTTATTACAAATTTATTAAAATAGTCAAATATTTTGTTTCAATAAATTTTCCAAAAAGCAATAATCGTCATGATGATCAGTTTGTGTATCTATAATAAATTTAGTGTCAGGAGCTGATAATTTAATCCAATGCTCGTACGAATATCTGTTATATGTGTCACACAACAGTGGATCTGGTAAAGATTTAACATAGTTGGAATGAGTCCACCAAAAATTTCCACTTATGGTATTGTTTTTATCACTATGTAAATCTTTAACGCCCACAACATCGCAGTCGTTAAGCATTTTAACACATTTTGCCCATTCTGTGACGCAGTAATGATTTAAAATTTCACGCCAACACGCCACTTGCGGGCTGGCACTAACAACACCCTTGGTATGCAAGTATAATAAATCAAAATCATCATTTTGACATTTATTCCATAATAAATTTAGCATCTGCCCTTCAAAAATATTAGGTTGCCCGCTATCTCTGATATCGATGATTTGTACAAAGGGATATCGAGTATGTATGTATTCTTGAATCTTGTGTTCAAAATGAATTGCCGACTCTTTATTACGATTAATTCTAAATGGGATTCGAGTCCCTGGGGAAATTTCCCCATAATGCCTAGGCATAGATATTGACATATTAACTGTTCTGGCTATGTCGCTTAATCTAGATTGAGCAATTAATTGTAGTTGCTGATCAATCCACCAGGTCCAGAGTGTATATCTGTTGTCGGCTGGAATAAAAACGTGATAAAATACTTCAATTGGGCGCATCAAAACATTGTAACATTAACCAGTTACCCATGTCAACGGAGTTCCGCCTTCTTTATAATTAATTAGATCTTGCTCTAATACTTCTAATTCTGCTTTACCTTCATTTTTCAATGCCGTGCCATTTAATTGTATTCCGCCCTGCGGACTGGCAATTGTGGCAAATTTCTCACGAGCTTCACCTAGAATAATTTTAGCATTGGCCAAAGCAAAATCCTTGACCCATTGCCCGGCAAAAGTATCTATTAAAATATTAAAGTCTGGACGATAATTGTACATCCACACCAGCACTTCTTCATTTGATTGGGGACGTTGCATTATGGTAAGTATTTTATTGGTCTTGTTATAAGTAAAATTTATATCGCTACCAAACATTTTACCAACCTGCTTTTGATATGAAGCAAAGGCATAATAAGTGGCCAAGCCACCCATGTTTGTACTGGCTAACAAATAAGTATTACTATATGCCAAATTAAATGGCTCAAATAAACTGCCTCCATCGCCGCCACCTGTTCTAGATCCAATACTACGTCTAAAAAGTTGACGGATTTCCATAACTTCACTGGGCATGGTATAGTCGTTTTGATTGAGATTTAAAGTTAAAAATCCAAAACTTTCTTCGGTTGAATTACTACTGCGCTGTCGATATTTTGCCAAAGCACGATCAATGGCAACATTATAGTGTTTGGGGTCAAGCTCTACATCAATCATACCGTCACCTAGAAAGGTTTTGATATAATCAATTACTTTTTGGCGGGCGTTTTCGTTTTCAGTCATACAAATATTTATCTAATAAATATATCACTATGCCGGACTTCATTCAAAACAAATATACCAAATACTATTTTAACATTATCCTGGGAGAACTAAAATTCCTCGATTGAGTTTATATAAACCCGAAAAGGGCAACGATTTTAGATTCCTTGATAAAATTATCAATGAAGAATTTCAAGTTGGCGGAACTGATGTATTTGTTCACAAATATTTAGGCCCTGTTAATCCCACTGATGGAAATGCTACGCCCACTGTGCCAAATACCAATGCAAATCCCATTCCTGAATTGGGAATACAAGATGTATTATTAATGGAAAACAGAGATCGCAATTATGATCCAAATGTATACGTAATACGTGGAATTTACACCATGCAGGATTTGGATTTTAATCTAAGTCAGTTTGGTATGTTCTTGAGTAATGATAATATCTTTATTATGTTTCACTTGGGAACCAGCGTTGCAGCATTGAGTCGTAAACTAATGCCCGGGGATGTCATTGAATTACCACATTTAAAAGACGAGTATGGGATGGATGATAGCTTGATAGCATTAAAAAGATTTTATGTTATACAAGATATTAGCCGACCATCGGCAGGATATAGCCCCACTTGGTATCCACATTTACTTCGTGCTAAATGTGTACCATTGATAGATAGTCAAGAATACAAACAGATTTTTGATGCTGATAGCGGAAATGGCGACGGAAGCACACTGGGGGATCTATTGAGTAGCTACAATCAAAGTATAGAAATTAACAATCAAATACTTGCCCAAGCAGAGTTAGATGCTCCGCAGAGTGGATACGATACCACACCGTATTATATATTACCATTAAAAGATAATGGCGATTTGGACGTTGCTGATGTATCTACTACTGACATAGATGTTAGCACCGATCAACCTGCGTATGACGCTAGTATCACGTTACACAGTCCGTCGGGAACAATGTATGTGGGGTATCTAACAGGTGATGGATTACCACCAAATGGTGCCCCGTTTAGCTCTGGTATAACTTTCCCCGGTAGCGCAATTATTGGACAATTTTATCTAAGAACAGATTACTTGCCAAATGTGTTGTACAGATTTGACGGTACCCATTGGTTAATGTATGAGCAAGATGTTCGAATGACCATGGACAACTTCGGTAATACTGATGTTGCCGCGGGACAGAAATTTTCTGGAAAAGCTGTCAGAGAAACAGAAAAAACAAGTTTTATTAACAATACTGCCACTGTTACATTAAGTGATGGGCAAGTGTATAACCAACGACAGGCATTGAGTAAGGCACTAAAACCTAAAGCGGACAATTAAAATGCATATCTATACGTTTACACATATAGAAACAGGAAATTATCAATTGAGAAGAGAAGCTCGTAAAAATAAGGTGCTAACAAATGTCTAATTTTTTCTATGATGGCCAAATACGCCGATACATTACACAATTTATAAGGATGCTGAGTAATTTCAGTTATCAAGATGCCAACGGTAACCTTACACAGGTACCTGTTCGGTATGGGGATTTAAGTAGACAGGTTGGAAATATTCTTAGAAAGAACTCTGAGAATACTGTGCCTAGTGCTCCGTTTATTTCTTGTTATATTAAAGATTTAAAATACGATCGTAGTAGATTGCAAGATCCCACGTTTGTCAGTACTGTTAACATTAGAGAACGAGCGCAAGATTCTGAAGGTAATTTATTGTTTACTCAGGGAAACAACTATACTGTAGAACGCATAATGCCTAGCCCATACAAAATAACATTTTCAGCAGATATTTGGACTAGTAATACTGATCAAAAATTACAATTGATTGAGCAAATTGCTGCAATCTTTAATCCTAGTTTAGATTTACAAACCACAGACAATTACATCGACTGGACCAGTTTAACAACTGTAACACTAACTGATCAAGGTACTTGGACCAGCAGACAAATTCCACAAGGTGTAGAGCAGGATATAGACATTTCATCAATGATATTTGAAACTCCCATCTGGATCACTGCTCCGGCAAAGGTCAAACAATTAAATATTATTACAAAAATTATTGCCAACGTGTTTGATGACACGCAAGGATTAATTAATGGGCTAGAGGCAGGATATAGTGCTCAGATATTTGGCAATAATGATGCTACTGTTGTGGTTACTCCGGGTAATTATAATTTATTGGTGCTTGACGGGGTTGCTATGCTGCAGTCGGAGTTGTTTATGAATCAAGATATTAATATACAACCCCTTATTACGTGGAATGCTCTGTTGGGATTATATCCCGGGGAATTTACAGCGGGATTGAGCCAATTGCGTCTAACCAAACCAAATGGATTGGAAATTGTTGCGTTCATGACATTGAGTCCCACAGACGAAACACAGATGTTATTAAGATTTGACCCCAGTACAATTCCAAGTAACAATACTATTGGCGGAAGAACGACCGTGGATGCTATTATTAATCCAGAAACGTTTGATCCCGTAACCAAGGTAGCAGGAACCACATATTTGATTTTAGAAAATATTTCGTCTGTTATCAATTTTGGGCCCAAGGCATGGTTAAATCATGATGGGTCAGGATTTACTGCTAAGGCCAATGATATTATTCAATGGTCGGGCACCACTTGGTTGATCATATTTGATTCTTCTACCGTAACAGAAACAACTTATATAACTAATGCTTATACAGGTATACAATATGTATGGAACGGCTCGGAGTGGAACAAAAGTTTTGAAGGTGTATACAACAATGCATCATGGCGTTTAATTCTTTAAATCAAATTATATGCAGCGGTGGGATTTTTTTATCTGAGGACACCAAACGATTTCTTTTTTTGTTAAGAAGTCAAGGAAAAACTGCCGGCACATGGGGATTGGTTGGGGGTAAAAAAGAGCCAACTGACCTAACTGTAGTCGATGCTCTTCAAAGAGAAATCTCAGAAGAAGTAGGCAAAACTCCTAAAATAAAAAAAATAATTCCATTAGAACTGTTTGTTTCTAGCGATGATAATTTTCAGTATAATACATATGTATTAATTGTTGAGAAGGAATTTATACCGGTATTGAACCATGAGCATAGCGGATATGCCTGGTGTAGTTACGGGTCGTGGGTAAAGCCACTACATTCAGGCGTGAAAAATAGCCTTAATAACAGAGTAGTTAAGGCCAAATTAGATATCTTGCTAGAATTAATTTAAATGGTTATTCAGGCTGTTGTAATGCCTGAAGTTGTTTATTGGTTTGATTAACAATATTTTCAACTATTGGATTACTAAACTTACGTGGGATTTCATCTAATGCTGCCACAACAGTTTTAATTTCGGCAAGATTTAATGTTAATGTAATATCTGGCTCTTGTGGTTGAGTAGGTTGCGATTGGTCTGACATTCGTTAATTTCCTATATTAAATTTCAGTAAGAGTTGGAAGATCTGTTCTAGCGTTTAAAGCATTATCTAAAGTAGTTCTTGGATCCTGGCCAGCTACTGACTGAGCAGTTACTGTAAAATTTCCCAATGTTGAAGGCATTGGTCCTAATGGAGCCCCTGCGGGTGTTACAGTGTCCGCTTGCTTTGTATAAATTCCATAATTTCCTTGAAGATTTCCCGAAGCATCTCCGTTGAAATTTTGTAGTTTAATAAAAACTGTTGCTTGATATGTTGATGTTGATGACATTTAATTACTCCTTGTTATTAATATTTTTATAATCGCCTAACCTATCGCACTTGATTATCAATTTATTTAGTTCAGGCAGGTAAAGATATTCTATATGACTATTTAGTACCGTATTAACTGCATCAGTCAGTGTTTCTGATAATACATCTCCGGCTAAATTTAAACTTGTATTAAAAAGTACAGGAACACCGGTTTTTTTATAAAAAGCTTCAATTAGATCGTAATAATTTGGGTTATCTTCTCTAGATACAGTTTGAATTCGGCATGTGTTATCCACATGTGTAACTGCTGGAATTTGCTGTATTTTTTCTTTTTTAACATCCACGGCATACATCATGAACGGGCTGGATTTTAATGTTTCCATTTCAAACCAGTTGTGTGCATGTTCTTCTAATACACTCCCGGCGAATGGCCTGAACCACTCTCTTCGTTTTACTTTATTAACGATATCTTTGCCATCAATTCTTCGTGGATCAAACAGAATACTGCGATTTCCTAGCGCCCTTGGCCCGCCTTCGGACCGACCTTGAAATAAAGCAACAATATTTCCTTGATCAATCAAGTTAGCAACTGCGTGAGTAGTGGTATCTATTACACTAACAATCTCTTTTAATTCTTTTTTAACAGCATCTAATTCTAAATAGGTTGGAGTAGTACCTAAGTATAATGATTTTACTGGCCTAATTGTCATATCTTTTGATTTTTTATGCCATATAAATTTAGCCAGGCCAATAGCAGTACCGCCATCATGCGAAATAGGATCAACGTAAAAGTTAATATTTGGAAAATGCTTTATAATTTTATAGTTTGCAACACAATTTAATCCATAACCTCCAGATATGACAACATTTGTTTCACCAGATAAATCAATGGCTTTTTGAATTAAGTTAATAACCTGTTTTTCAGTTTCTTGTTGTACTGCCCATGCTAAGTTTTTATCAACCCGACGGCATAACGAAGAATCGTGATGCCATTTTCTAACTTTTTCTTCAGTATCTGTTAACTCTAAGTACGGATATTGAGTAGAATCAATATTTGCCGCTAGCGGATAGAATGGTATTAATAAATTTTTATTACCTTTGCCATTGATAAAAAATTCTGGAATATTCTCATCATATTTGCCATAAGGTGCCAATCCCATTGTTTTGCCTGCGTCTATACCAGCAAATCCAAGATAGATAGTCACTGCTTCATAAGCCTTGACAATAGTAATAGATGGATCACATTCGTATATTCCATTTACGTATCGTCTGTTTATTCCATCGCAATATCTTTTATGTAAAGGAATAAACTCACAAGGATACGAACATTTATAAATTGATTCTGTTTCAAACCCACCTCCAATTCCACGACCTTGCTCATCGTACCATTCTTTATGTGACCCAGACCCGTCAACAACCACAGCAACAGCAGTTTTAAATCCAGATCCATAAAATGCCGAAGAAGCATGACCCAAATGGTGCCCGTGCATCATTGGTGTAACTTTAACATTTTTATTAAATTTACGAACAATTGAAGAATAAGGATCCTCCCCTGTCCAAGATAGAGTTGGCAATTCTGTTTGTGCGCCACCAATTATAAATTCATCAATTGACCCAAGTTGAATTGCGTTCAACATGGCTCGAACTGGATTGCCGTCGTACTTCAAATGTGTATAGCGATCTTCTTCGCCATAGTAAATCAATTCACCATCAACCACCAATGCAGCTGACGCATTATGTCCGGGATTTATGGCCAAAATAGTATATGGTTTATTTTGATTTTTTTTAATTCCAGATGGTATTTTTTGGACGTGTGGCGTTTTTTGTTTTGTAATATCGATAATAGTGGGAGATTTTAGAATTGGTAGCATAATTCAGCAATTATATTGATATGGTCTTTACCAATTTTTTTATTTCGGGCAAGTACAGATATTTTATATGACTGTCTAGTAAAATGTTGATAGCATCACCTAATGTTTCAGCCAGTGGCTGTCCTGCCAAGTTCAAACTGGTATTGAATAATAATGGAACACCAGTTTTTTTATAAAAAACATCAATAAGTTCATAATAATTTGGGTTATCTTCTCTAGATACAGTTTGAATTCGGCATGTGTTATCCACATGTGTAACTGCTGGAATTTGATCTATCTTGGAAGACTTAACATCCACAGCATACATCATGAACGGGCTGGATTTTAATGTTTCCATTTCGAACCAATCCCGGGCATGTTCTTCCATGACTGAACCAGCAAATGGCCTGAACCACTCTCTTCGTTTTACTTTGTTAACAATATCTTTGCCATCGATTCTTCGTGGATCAAAAAGAATACTACGATTTCCAAGTGCTCTTGGTCCGGCTTCTGCGCGACCTTGAAATAAAGCAACAATATTTCCTTCACTAATCAACTCAGCAATTTCTTTTGAAGTAGCGTCTTTAAATTCTACAATACCTAATAAATCTTTTTCAACAGATTTTATTAACGAATAGTCAGGAGGAACACTCAGGTATAATGATGTTACTGGTCTAATTGTGTGGTCTTGCGAACGTGTATACCATGCTCTTTTTGCCAGTCCAATTGAAGTTCCCCCGTCATTTGATATTGGGTCAATGTAGAATTTAATATGCGGAAATTTTTTAATAAATTTGTAATTGGCTACACAATTTAATCCATACCCGCCAGATATGACAACATTTGTTTCACCAGAAAGATCAATAGCTGTTTGAATTAAATTAATCATTTGCTCTTCGGTTTCTTTTTGTACAGCCCAAGCTAAATTCTTTTCAACTGTACGGCATAGTGAAAAATCATTATGCCAATCTTTAATTGCCAACCTTTTATCCTTTAAATGTAGATACGGGTATCTACTATCATCAATATATGCTCCCATTGGATATCTTGGTAAAATTAAATTTTTATTACCTTTGCCATTGATAAAAAATTCTGGAATATTCTCATCATATTTGCCATAAGGTGCTAACCCCATGGTTTTTCCTGCTTCGATGGCAGTAAAACCAAGATACTGGGTAACAGCTTCGTAAGATTTTACTATTGTGGTTGACGGATCCCATTCGTGTATTCCATCTACGTGTCTTGCGTTTACCCCATCAGAATATCGTTTATATAAAGGAGTAAATTTACAAGGATATGAACATTTATAAATTGATTCTGTTTCAAATCCACCGGTAATTGATTCTTGTCGATCTGATCTAAATCCCTCTTTATACGAACCAGCTCCATCAACAATCACAGCAACAGCAGTTTTAAATCCAGATCCATAAAATGCCGAAGAAGCATGCCCCAAATGGTGTGATCCAGCCATTTTTGTAACATGTACAAGTGGATTGAATTTACGAACAATTGAAAAATAAGGGTCTTCTCCTGTCCAAGATAAAGTTGGCAATTTTGTTTCTGTACCGCCAATTATAAATTCATCAATTGGCCCAAGTTGAATTGCATTCAACATGACTCGAACTGGATTTCCGTCATACTTGTAACGGGAGTATCGTTCTTCTTCGCCATAGTAAATCAATTCACCATCAACCACCAATGCAGCCGACGCATTATGTCCGGGATTTATGGCCAAAACAGCATATGGTTTATTCTGATTTTTTTTAATCTCAGATGTTTTCACTGGTTTCTTAATATCAATAATACTAGAAGATTGAGAAACTGGTAACATTTTTTAATTGGTATGAGTTGATACTTTCTTTACTAGTTGTTGTACTTCGGGCAAGTAAAGATATTCTATCTGACTGTTTAATAAAATACCAACTGCATCAGCCAAGGTCTCAACTAATGGTTGTCCTGCCAAGTTCAAACTGGTATTGAATAATAATGGAACACCAGTTTTTTTATAAAAAGCTTCAATTAGATCGTAATAATTTGGGTTATCTTCTCTAGATACAGTTTGAATTCGGCATGTGTTATCCACATGTGTAACTGCTGGAATTTGTTCTGCTTTATCCGAGTTTACATCAACAGCATACATCATGAACGGGCTGGATTTTAATGTTTCCATTTCGAACCAATCCCGGGCATGTTCTTCCATGACTGATCCAGCAAATGGTCTGAACCACTCTCTATGTTTAACCGCATTTACAATGTCTTTTCCGTCTTGTCTCCGCGGATCAAACAATATACTTCTATTACCCAATGCTCTCGGACCTCCTTCTGGACGTCCCTGAAATAAAGCAACAATATTTCCTTGATCAATCAAGTCTGCAATATCGTCAGAAGTTGTAGCATCGATACTTAAAATACCATCCACTGTTTTCATTAAATGTTCTATTATTCCATAGTCGGGAGATAGTCCCAGATACATTGATTTTAATGGTTTGGGTTGAGTATCGCCAGAATAGATATGCCATGCGTGTTTTGCCAATCCAATAGCAGTACCGCCATCATGCGCAATAGGATCCACATAGATGTTGAGATTTGGAAATTGTTTAATAAATTTATAATTCGCAACACAATTTAACGCAAATCCGCCAGACAACACAATATTTGTTTCGCCGGTTTCAGTGGCAGCTTTTTCTATTAATCGCATGACCTGTTCTTCAGCTTCTTTCTGAATGTTGTATGCTATATTTTTGTCTTGATCTCTTGCCAAAGAGAAATCACGATGCCATTCCATTGGGTCAGTTATTCTAGCCAGATATGGGAAACGATTTTCATCAATAAAGGCACCCATGGGATACTGGGGAATTAGTAAATTTTTATTGCCTTTATTCTGTACAAAAAACATAGGAACATCATTGTCATCAGTTCCGTATGGAGCTAACCCCATTGTTTTTCCGGCCTCAATAAATCCAAAACCCAAATAGTACGATACCGCTTCGTATGCTTTTGTAATTGTTACAGCACTGTCAAATTCATCGACCTCATCTTTAAAATATGGGCTTGCCCCATCAGAATATCTTTTATAAACTGGAACAAATTCGTTGGGATATGCACATGTATAAATTGATTCCGTTTCAAACCCACCGGTTTTGCGATCTCCGTCAAGAGTTTTGGTATAATAAGATCCGCTACCATCAACAATTACTGCGGCTGCAGTTTCAAACCCCGAACCGTAAAAAGCTGATGAGGCATGGCCAACATGATGTGTATCCATCATGAACGTTACTTTAACATTGGGATTAAATTTTCGAACCAATGCAGTATACGGATCTTCACCAGTCCATTGCATTTGTGGTAGTTGCGGAACAGTTCCTCCAATTACTAATTCATTAATTGGACAATTCATGAGTGCGTGTAACATAGCACGGAACGGATTTCCGTCATATTTCATACGAGAAAATCGTTCTTCCTCGCCGTAAAACACAAGCTCTCCGTTGACAACCAGTGCCGCGGATCCATTGTGCCCGGGATTTATCGCCAGCACAGCATATTGGTCACTGCTGTTTTGTTCTACTGCCGCCGGTATTGGGCTGGAAGGCTGGTTTATTTGAGATTCTTGGGATGCTGATGTTTTTCTTTTCGCCACTTGAAGATGTCCTCTCTATATCTATTATAATTGAATCGTGAATTTTTGTCAACTCTTTATCAGTAAATTTCATAGAACTTTCGTTCAACCGATTTGCTAACATTGAATCTAAACCTGTTAATCGAATTGGGCTATATTTTTTGTGTGATTTGTTTTCTATAATATGAAAAAAGTCTGGGTATGATGTATTAACTGGAAAAGTTGATCCAAAAATAACAGTTCCTGGAATATTGAATGCTCTTGCCAAGTGTTGCCCGAGACTGTCACATCCAATGAAATAATCACACTCGCTTACCAGTGCAGCCCATTGTCTAATATCGCATACAAATTTGGCGGAATACTTATCACTCTTTAAATGATAATCTTGCTCTCCAAAGAATATAACATTGTAACGTGTTGCCAGTCTCATCATTAACGAAACATAGTCTGAACTACTCAGGCTACGAGCTTCGTCGTCAGAAACAGTGCCCTTGTCTTTATCAATTTTTGCGCCTCGACCAAAAGGTTGAAAAATAATTGTTTTTTGTTTTTTTTGTATTGCTTTAATATCAGCAATACTTTGTTTGGCAAAAGTTGTTTCGGCAATACTTAGCACCATTTTGGGAGGCAGTAAATCAGAATGATCCGTGGTGTTATTAATTTGTTGATCTATTGCTTGTCCCAGTGATATTTTTTGATTAAAATATCCGGGAATTCGATAGGGCTCAACGGTAATTATTTCATCCATCTGAGTAATTAACGTATCAAAAATACCCTTTGTATCAATTCCAAAGGTTCTATCTTGTAATTCAGGAATACCCCAATACAAATAATCCCATGCCGGTATTAGAATATACCACTCTTCATCTGGGTGTAATTTGGCATACTTGAGAAATGCTGGTATTGCAGCAATAATCCTCCCGGCACCGCCGTCGAGATAAAACATCTTCTTCATAATCTTCCTTAATTTAAGTCTAGTACACTAACTATTTTTTATTTAGTGCGTACTTAACGACCTTGGGAAATATTTGAATTTATGTCGGAATACCTTGGGTTTGTTCATAATGACACTGATAATCTGCGCGAGGTTGGAGAATCTCTTTTTTAGGTTCTTTAACTCGCTCCACAATAACTCTACCAGTATGATCGGTAGCATCATTATCCACCATGAACTGATCGTGTCGTTCAGCAATCACCATCCAGGACACAGTGGCAACAGAATCAGGATTTTTACATAATATTGTCAACTGATTTCCGTCTAGTGTTCCTTTAACTTCGTCCCAATCTGATTCATTTGATGTAAAAATTCTTGCGTTTACACACAGCTCCTCGAAGGTTCCGCTGGTCATTCCCGATTCTTGATCTACATCAATTACTGCAATTCCTTGTGACAACACCGCAGACCCAGAATATATTATATCTGCAAACGGTGATTCAACCGACATATGAATAAGTTCATGTGTATCGTTAAGATCCGGGTGTGGATGATCGATACGGAAGGACTTTGCGTTAGCGTAAAATACTCCACTTAAACAAGCGTTACCGCCATTGCACAGCACAAAACTGTATCTTATACCAGTTTGAACCCAGTTTAACCCGTTACCGTCAAGTTCAGTGTGCCACGAGCAATAGCCGTTACTATCAAATTCAAGCTTTGGACTACACCCAGATACACGAAGCTCACCAGCACCACCATTTCCATATACCATGAAAGCACGACCCCCGCCAAAGAACCCACCAGGACTACTTGTTCCAATTCCTCCACCAGCACACCCAATTGTACAACCAGGTGTGCAAACTCCTCCACCAGCACATAACCATCCACCAGCATACATATAACCGCCGGCTATGATACAGCTACTAGCGCACATATAACCAGGCGTACAAACTCCAGAACCAGCACACAGCCAATTACTGGTATACGAATAACCATCAGCTATAAGGCAGCCATTGGTGTGTATCATGTTAAGCCCGCAGATACATTGGTATGAACAGATATATCCAGCCGCAATGAATCCGTTGTTGGTACAGATACAATTTGGAGCATACAGACACTGAGCCTGGACAAAACATCCTACACACATATAACCAGGCGTGCAAACTCCAGAACCAGCACACAGCCAATTACTGGTATACGAATAACCATCAGCTATAAGGCAGCCATTGGTGTGTATCATGTTAAGCCCGCAGATACATTGGTATGAACAGAAATAACCCGCTGATATCATTCCACCGTTGGTACAGATACATGTGGTAAAATATCCACAACATGACATTACATAATAGCAAGCACAAATGTATGGAGCAATCACACAAATACCGGCACAACTATATGCACCCGCGTAAACGCAACATCCGGCACATAGATACAACGCACTGATTGATTGAGCAGAACATATACAGTTATAATAATAGTGTCCTGCGACTGTGTTCGTGTTATTGTATACCCAAGAACTGTTCAGTGGGCCAAAACAATACCAGTAACTGCAGCTACACATATAAAGATTACCGCCACTGTTTTGCAAAGAAACCCCACCTTGTATACATATCAATCCACAACTACATAACCCACTACCACCATATATCCAGCCATAGGCCTGTACGTAGTTACCAGTACACATGTAATTGCTAGAGAGTACGCATCCCGATGAATTTAGGCCACAGGATGTTTGTATACATCCAGTGGCACATATATAACCGCCTGTGCAAACTCCAGAACCAGCACACAGCCAATTACCGGTATACGAATAACCAGCGGCAACCACACAACCCTGTGAACATACCATGCTACCAGCAAGCACATAAGTAAAACCGGTTACTTGTGGCGCACCCACACAAATACTTGAACAAATACATCCGGAAGACAACACACAACAACAAGAACAAACATTGACGCCGTTGAAAAATGCCCCAGCTCCTGAAACTACACACAATGTTGATGTACATACACACTGGTTTGCTATTACACACCCGCATGTGACAAAGCAACAGTTACTACAAGATCCGCCACCTATGGCATAGCTATATGGAGAATAGTGGCATGAACTAGTACAAATCATACCAGCTGAACATACTCCGCCACAAGCATACATCAACCCACCAGAGGTAATTGCCCCTTGACCGCACATGTTACCGGCGTAATCAAAGCACCAAAACACAGTTGGGTAACTGTCATTTCCGCCCACTGCAATAAATGCTGCACCCCAGCCACCGTTGCTAGGGCGATATTGTCCAATAGTCAAATGCTGCCTATATCCATATCCGGACAGTGTAGATATTTGATGGTATCCGGGAATGAACCAACAGCCTGAGTTTGATGGTGACGGATCGGCTATTTCAATAGAACCAAAGGTGGCACAGCATAAACAATTGACTGCGGTGGGAGCAGTGATACGCAAATTATTACAAGAACATAAAAATGCTCCGTAAATACCTCCGGCAGCCTGTATAGTACTGCCTGCACACATCACACTGCTTGTACAAATACCACCTGTAGCTAATATACAACAGTTTACATAAAAATTTGATCCGGGCACACTACAACAAGCATATAAAGCGCAACACGCACAGTACGTACATGTTGAACAACCATTCAAACAACCCCAAAATGACGCAGAACATACCGCAGTAGTACCGCATATGACCGGACTAATCATACATGTGCCAGCACAACTGTATGCGCCTGCGTAGATACAGCAGTTGGCACATATATATCCTGCTGAACATAGATAGCAGGTAGCATAGATACAGGGAGAATATAAACAGGTAGCAGAGCATATCATGGCACCGGCATTCACGCCGCCCGAGACAACAACTGAACAGTTTACATTAAAATTTGATCCGGGTACGCTACAATAAGCATATAAAGCGCAACACGCACAACAAGCAGTTGTGGCGCATCCAATTAGTGATCCGCACAGGGTTGGGGCAGATATAACACAACTTGCGCAAAAACTAGCACCGCATCCGGTGGCGCCTGACCCACAGATACATATTGTGTTACTGTTTGCGACAAACATATTGAGATATCCGGATTGCGTCCAGCTTAAACACAACCCAGTACCGCAACAGGTGCCCATGACAATTAATGAAGTTTGGGCTTGTACGCATGATGAACCGCATACAACGGGAGAAATAACACAAGTGCCGGCACTCACATAGTTTGCCGCGCAGATACAACAAGCAGAACATATTCCAATTACACCGCACACAACATTGCCCATTACACAATTGCCGGCACAAATAATTCCGCCTGTACACCACCCACCTACCGAGCATCCCCAACATTGTGGATACACATATGTGCCTATTACACAAGAACCAGAACAAATCATGCCAGCCGATGCAACGCAACAGGCACTACAGATATTTCCAGTTTCGGAACATACATATGTACAGGAAATTATACCGCCAGATTGTGTACAAATACATCCAAGATACGCTTGAGGAGATACTATACATCCGCCGGCACATACACAACACGGTGTTGTTATGTTGCCTGCACACGCACATATCGATGTACCAGCAATGATACAGGTACCGGCAGTAACACAAGTACCAGCGGTAACACAAGTACCAGCGGTAACTGCGCCACTGCTACAAATAACGGCGCTACACAAACATGTAGATGCTTTGACAATTGTGGTACAAACAGATCCGTTGATCTGAAGTTTATCAGTGACATTATCAGTACCGGTTCCTAGTAATACGTTGCCAGAATATTGAGCAATTTTTACCAACCCAGTGTTTATAACTTCAATGCTCGGGATACCAGATATATCGTTTGCTGAGAATATTGTTCCCGACATTGAATTGGCAATAGAAAACAATTGCGCTGTAGAACCTTCAAACGAGAGAGTACCTGAATTTTGCGGGTATGTTCTTAATGTTATATTTTGCGGAGCAGTAGTAGCATTTGCCCCAGAAAATACAATTTTGGGTACGTCGGAAGAACTTCCTATATTAGGAGTAATTACGAGGTTCTGGTCGGTCAATGCCATTAATAATCCTTAAACTTATCAAGTATTTAGTTGATCTCTAGATACCGTATCGACCTCTGAGGGCATAGTAATTTTGATATGCTTCTGTTGCGGATAAAGCACGATTATACATTTTTGCCACCGGCATAAGCCCGGCCATGTATCCTGTGTATACCCCCACATTTAATGCTGAAGAAAAAGACGAACTATAATTTACTAGGGTATAGGTGGAAGTAGCAACTTGTGCTCCGTTTATATACAAAACAGAAACACCGTTATAAAAAGTTCCAATAGCATGATACCATGTAAAATTTGTTAGACCCGATGGACTGGTAAGATCTCCGCCAGTCCCGCTGATAATGTTTTCCCAACGTAGTGTACCATTGCCCGCGGAGTAAAAATTTATATACGTGGGGGAGGTTGAAAAGCTCATAAATCCCTGTGCTCTGCTTTGTATGTCATTAGAGTTAAATATCATCTCCATAGACACCCCACCAGATAGATTTAGAGTAACCGTTGGGGTAACAACATATCCAGAGGTTCCATTAAGTGCCATAGATCCTCCATTTGTGGCATTGTATGATATACCACCTGTTAATGTTCCAACAACACCACTACCTGTTAAATCAGTCCAAACGCTACCGCTTCCGGGATAGGATTTGGTATTAGCGGCATCATATGCCAATATCAATCCACTTGTTGCTATACTTGGCCCTATTGCTATACTCATACTTAAAACTCCACTTTCAAATCGTCTATATCTTTACGTATACCGGTAAATGACCAGTAGAATTTATATTCTTTTCTATCAAAAAATCCCTGTTTACATCTGACGGTAAACTCGTCCTTGTCTACATTTATATTTTCAACCCAAAGTACTTTACTGTGTTGTATATTAGTTATCTGAACTTGCACACCTTGTTGTTTACATAATCCATGAATATAATCTGGTAATTTTACAACACACTTGCCATTGGTTAAGATGTCTTCACCAGTTAATCTTATTCCATGATATGGTGATTCTAAACTGCCATAGCATAATTGCATTCCTTCTTTAGTTGGATGATCAATTACAAAAGATTTAGTTGTGGCTGCAAAACTACCATTGACTTGAAGTGTATATGTTGTATTAGTGGATGTGCCGATACCAACCTGACCGGTCGAATTAATATCCAATGCTCTTGTAGCTCCACCGGTTCCAACGAACCAGGTATGAGACAATGCGTAGTTTGACCAAGAAATATATTGAGCTGTACTTCTATTATACGAATTAAAGTATGGACCACTACCAACTGCTGAACCTGACGTAAAGAATTCAATACCGGCTGCTCCACCAGCACTAACCACTAACGGTCCTTGAGGATTTGTAGAGCCAATACCAACATACCCGGCGGATGTAATGCGCACTGATTCTGAACGAGTTGCTATATTTCTAAATTGAATATTTCCACCAGAACCGCCAATGTTGTCTATGAATAAATTACCGCTACCGCCATAAAAGATTTCGTATCCATCAGACCCCGTAAAAGACAACCCTAAATTTGCCCGGGTGGTGTTGACAATTTGAATTCCGCTGCCAGTCCCAAAAGTAGGTGTAGTTGTACCAATACCAACATTACCGTTAGTTAGGATAACTACGGAATTATTACTTGAATTAGTAACAAATCCTATAGGAGCATAAAGTGATGTGGCTCTGTTATAAGATAAAAAATCTACGCCATTAATTCCTGTATAATTGCCAGCTGGAGCAATTTCCAATCCCACAGCTCCGCTGTTTGAAACTACTAATTTATTCTGTGGATTTGTAGTACCAATGCCAACAACATCTGTACTTGGGTTAATAATAAAACTACTTGTGGTATACAAAGATTGTGCGGTTGGGATTGCGTTGTTTGCGCTGACAAATGTTGGATAATAACTTGCGTTGGTGGCAGTAGACTGTGTCTTGACTTGAGAAACCCCACCAGAAAATGCCCCAACAAATGTTGTAGCGGTAACAATAGTACTGAAATATCCCCCACCTTCTACACTTAGCTTTGCGCCCTGCTGTGGGGAGGTCCAGTTGGCACTGATCTGTAGGTTCCCATTAATATCCAGATTTATTACAGTCCCACCACTTATTTGTGTCTGTAATCCGCCTAATGTATTAGTTACGTCGATATAACTGGTACCGCCAGATGTACCAAAACTCATACGATTTGCACTACCGGATTGTCTTGAATAAATCGGGCCATTCACATCTAATATGTTACCGCCGCCATATACATCAGTATCAGCAGGAGCACTTGTACCTATACCAAATTTGTTACCGGTTGGAATATAAACTAATCCGCTGGGACCGTTGGCTTCTAATGTAGCCAATCCAGTTGAAGTATTGGCAAATACCATGTACTGCGGCACTGAACTACTTGATAATTGTGTTAAATTAACTGCCGAAACTGTAACAGTAGACCATGTTGGTGGTGAGCTGGATCCTTGACTTTGTAAATATTGCCCGGAGATTCCATAACTTGAAGTTGACCCAACTCCCAAAGAACCCGAAAAGTTGAGAGTATTAGTTATTGTTGTAATACCGCCAACATACAATCCACCTCCAATCCCAACCCCACCTACTACTTGTAAAGCACCTGTAGTTGTACTTGTGCTTGATAGCGCACTGTTAACAAATAATTGCCCACTTGCAGTAGTAATATTAGTTATTATTAAATTAGGAGTACTTAGTTGGCTAACTGACAGCGTGTAAGTTAGCGAGCTTGTGGCGGTAGTTATACCGCTATTATATTGGAATAACAGTTGGCCTGCTGAAAATCCGCTAATATTTGATGCAGTAGTTGCAGTTCCTGTTAAATTACCAATAAAAGTTGTAGCAGTAACATCTCCGTTGATATAAGCACCACCATTAATACTCAACAATGCGCCTTGCTGTTGATTATAGCTGGTAGACGTTGGCGACATTGTTATGCCACCTATGGCATTTATATTAAATGCCGCACCACTATATTCAACCAACCCGCCGCTGTTGTTGTCTTTAATATATTGACCGTTAGCAAAGTTAATAGGAGTTGTTTGGGCAAGGCTAACGGTTCCAACAACACTTAATGTTCCTGTTACAGTGAATATAGACCCATTCCATGTTAAATTATTACTGCCGCTTAACAATCCACCTGTGCCAGCATAAGTAACTTGATTAGTAGTTAATCCTGTGTCAGTAATATTGGCTGCTTTTAATCCAGTTGCCGCACTGCCGCCAACTACCCAGTTTGTTGTACCATCAAACAAGAAACTTGCATATGGCGTAGAAGTTGTGCCAATTTCAATACCGCTACTTGCAGCCAGTAATGCAGTAGTACTTGCTGTTGCTAATGCTAAAACTTTATCGCCAGTTAAAATAGCAGTACTGTTGACATATGTTTGTGTTCCGTCAACATATAAATCACCAGTTAAGTATAAACTATTTGTAGCCGCATCGAAGGTAAATCCTGTACTAGCAAATGCAGTTTGGTTAGACCCTTCTGCCGCAACCATAACAGGATATAATGTGTTTGATGTAGTATTAGTAGCATTAATAATGTTGCTTGGACCAGCACTGCCTGAATATCCAATACTTCCAGTATACCCCATAGACCCAGCATAGCCTTGAGATCCCGAATAGCCCTGTGATCCGGCATATCCAATACTACCAGCATAACCAATGCTTCCGGTATATCCTGACGATCCAGCATATCCAATACTACCAGTGTAGCCTATCGTGCCTTGCGATCCGGTATATCCTGACGATCCGGCATATCCGATACTACCTGCATATCCGATACTACCTGCATATCCAATACTACCAGCATATCCAATGCTACCGGTATATCCCTGTATGCCCTGTGAGCCGGTATAACCCACACTTCCCCAGTAACCAGCACTGCCACTATATCCCTGTATGCCTTGCGATCCAGTATAACCCACACTTCCCCAGTAACCAGCACTGCCACTATATCCCTGTATGCCTTGTGAGCCGGTATAACCCACACTTCCCCAGTAACCAGCACTGCCATTATACCCGGCTGATCCACTATATCCCTGTATGCCTTGTGAGCCGGTATAACCCACACTTCCCCAGTAACCAGCACTGCCGGAATATCCAATACTACCGGTATAACCCACACTTCCCCAGTAACCAGCACTGCCATTATACCCAGCTGATCCGGTGTAGCCTTGTATGCCCTGTGATCCAGTATAACCCACACTTCCCCAATAACCAGCACTGCCATTATACCCAGCTGATCCACTATATCCCTGTATGCCTTGCGATCCAGTATAACCCACACTTCCCCAGTAACCAGCACTGCCGGTATATCCTACACTGCCATCATATCCGGCAGTACCTCGACTACCAGTATATCCTTGACTACCGGTATATCCTACACTACCACTATATCCATATCCAACAGTAATTCCATTGATAGTAATCGGTCCAGATACATTTAATGCTCCGCCAATACCAACACCGCCGCTAACAACCAACGCACCAGTAGTGGTCGAAATTGATGTTGTTGTATTAGTAATTGTAAAGATATCTGGTGTGGTTATTAGTGTTGTTGTAATTGTGGTATACTGTATGTCTAATTCTTGAGCAATAATTTTACCACCGACATATAAACTTCCACCAATACCAACCCCACCAGTTACTTGTAACGCACCTGTATTTGTGGCAGAGGCATTTGTATTATTGGTAATTGTTACTACGTTATTGGTTGTAGAACCTCGACTGGTAATACTTTGTAATGTGCTTGTATTCCATATTGTAACAGCGCCAGTTGAAGTATTAATTGCAGTATCTGTGCCAGCGGTAATACTAGTAACATATCCAGTACCAGTGCCAGTTCCGGTTAGTACAGTGTTGCCATTGCTATAAATTGTACCAGCGTAAATTGCTCCTTGTATGCCAACTCCACCAGTTACAGTTAATGCCCCAGATGTTGTACTAGTGCTTGCTGTACTATTAGTAATATTAATAGAATTTGTAGTTGTAAATCCTCGATCAGTTACCAGTTGCAATGTATCAGTATTGCTAATTGAAATAGTACCTGTACTTGTACTTACGCTTATACCGGTACTACCTGTAGTTAGTGTCCGTACACCCAAATTGTTAATAGTAAATGATGTAGCAGTACCTGTGCTTATTACGCTAGATACACCAATATATGTACTTCCAGCGGGAGTGACACTGGTAACAACTCTGTTGTTATTATCATATAATGAATTGGCATAGATGGGATTTGTAGTACTATTGCCTCTATTTGTAATAGTTTGTAGTGTGCTTGTATTCCAAACTACAACAGGTCCAGTAGATGTGCTAACCGCAGTATCAGTGCCAGCAGTTAAACTTGTGACACCATAGGCGCCAATTGTTGCAGTTGTAAGGGCCCGAGCATTATTATCATATACTGCGGATGCGTATAAATTTCCACCAACACCAACTCCTCCAGAAATTATTGCCGCGCCTGTTGTGGTAGATGTACTTGTTGCCGTTGATGTGGCATTAAATGTTGTGACCGTGGTAGCTTGTGCTACTACGTTTCGATTGCCATCCACGAATAGTGTGCCAGCAATCGATACCCCGTCTTTGACCTTAAACGTCATGTCCTCGTCCCTTTATTAATCAGAGGAAATGATTAACTAGTAATCAATTCTTAAATCATTCTTCTAAAACTGAATGTGTACGTACTTGATCCAGTATTTGTAGTATCGCCCGCGATTTGTAAAGCCATATATCCACCATTTGTCCGTAAAACTTGTAAGAAAATTGCTCCAGCACCACTGGCTGCTCCAGCTCTATGTAACGTAATTTCATCATAAGATGATTCGCTATCCACAGCACTATACCAACTCATCACTCCAGTATAGTAAGTATTTACCTCCCCGCCCCCTTGTGCGCTGTCGTTGGCCAAGCATTGAACCATATAGCTTCCTGTGGGCAAATTACCGTCATAAACACCGGTATTTTGCCAGGATGTGTTTAGAGTTAAACTTGTGCTTGTGGTATAGATCTGGTCAATATTTGTACCAGAAGTCATTACTAGCCCAGTATGTTGTACTGTACCAGTTGAAACAAAATTTCCGCCAATGTTTAGATTCTGTCCAATACCAACGCCACCAGTCACAGTCAATGCGCCTGTGGTTGTATTTGTCGAAGTAGTGGCATTTGTTATGGATATAGCATTGTTTGTTGTGGCACCACGGCTGCTTACACTCTGTAACGTACTTGTACTGTAAACAATAACGCTTCCAGTACTTGTGGTTACTACAGTGTCAGTACCAGCGGTTAGCGTTTGTACCCCTAAATTGTTAATAGTAAATGATGTAGCAGTACCTGTGCTTATTACACTAGATACCCCAATATATGTACTTCCGGCGGGAGTGACACTGGTGACAACTCTGTTGTTATTGTCGTACAATCCGCCGGCATAGATAGGATATGTTGTAATATTATTTCTTCCAACAATACTTTGTAGTGTAGCAGTACTGTATACTATTACGTTACCGGTACTTGTAGTTACAGCAGTATCTGTTCCAGCAGTAATACTACTTACATAACCAGATCCAGCACCACCGCTTGTCAGTACTTGATTGCCGTTACTATATATTGTACCAGCATATACAGTACCACCAATGCCCACACCACCGGTAACAATTAACGCACCAGACTGGGTGCTAAAACTTGTTGAGGTGTTTATAATATCAATTATATTGGTTGTGGTACTTCCTCGATTCGTTACACTTTGAAATGTACTAATATCACTAACCGTCACAGCACCAGTATTTGTATTAACACTAATATCTGTGCCAGCTGTGATACTTGTAACATACCCTGTACTGGTGCCGCTACCAGTTAATACTGCGTTTCCATTACTATAAATCATGCCGGCATAAATTGACCCTGTAACACCTACTCCGCCTGTGACCTGCAAGGCACCGGTTACTTGACTGGTCGCAGAAGACCCACTTTGAACAGCAATATTTTGTGTAACCAGTAAAGATCCTGTGCTACCCGAGAATGAATATCTAAAATATAAATCATCGTAGGCAGTCTGTCCACTTGATTGTTGGAATGGAATAGCGCCCGGGCCCCCACCACTAAAGTTAGTGGCCGTACTAACAGTGACTCCGGCCAATGATGCCCAATACACTGTACCGGTGCCAACCGCTAAAACTTGCCCTTCTACACCAAGTGGTAGCATTCCGGTTTGGTTGATGTTGGTTTGATACGGTAAACTGGCAACTGCGCCGCCTAATAAATTGCCCGAGTAAGTTGCAGTTGTAGCAGTGGTAATGGACCCCTGAATCTGTCCTGTACTGGCATTCCAGGTAGCAGTAGTTGCCTGAAGGGTATTGGAAGCATCAACAAAAACTAATCCATTCGTTGTTGTGGTCATGCCTTTGACAACAACAGTTTTGGTGTAAATGCTAGACCAAGCGTTATTACTAGAACCTAGTCCATAAAAATTATTTGCGGTGGGATAGATGCCACCGTTAGAGATCCAGTTTGAATACCCATCAAAGGTTAAACTTATCCAGGTTTGTGTATTTGTAGTATTATTTGGATCAGTGCCAACTACGATTCCTGATCCTATAGCTTGTAAAGCCGATAAATTTGAAAGAGTACTTAGATATATTACTTTAGTACCAATATCAACACTGGTACTTTCTATAGACGTCACCGTGCCGTTGACCTGTAGGGCCCCGCCAACAGTCAAATTTCCACCTATATTTGTGCCGCCTAATACCGTTAAAGCATTGGAACTAGTGCTCAATATTGACGCGGTATTACTGACTATAAGGCCATTTTTGACCTTGAAATTATTTTCGATAGTTGCCATTAGTTTCCCTTTCCACGTAACGGCTGGTTACGCTATATTTAGTGTAAAAAGAAAAATGTGATCATGCTGTTATGCCAAATCTCACAACTTTAATAGTCATTGAAGTTGCGCCAGTGGGAGTGAAGTTTAATATAACTTGTCCGCTGGCTAAATTAGCGCCGAACCCGCCGAGCTCTCCTAGATTTGTGCTGGTACCGTATTCATTTATATAAACACTGACCCCATCGTGGAAAACCGTCATTTCTGTTATATGACAACTGGTGGTTGATACATTGACCTGGTCTACAATCTGTACTGTGTACCGTGCTGTTCTATATGTGGTAGCATTATAGCTGTCTAAGGTAACCGGGCTTGATCCAGTTATGAGATTACTGGTGTAACTTGCCACAACGGTATTATTGCTATATAAAGCAGGGACTACATTTCCAGCACTGGACAAAGTTGTACCAACAGTAATTGGACCACCAGAATAAATGCTTTTTGCTGCCGCAATACCTCCTCTACTTATAATACTACCAGTATCTGTAGACGTAGCATCTTGTGTACTAGTGGTGAATATATTACCTAGTGTGGCCGTATTTGTTACAGATAGAGCATCATTAGATTGTATGTAATTACCAACTACATAATTACTGGTAACAGTATTTGTAACAGTTAAATTCGCAATAGTTACTGTTCCAGTAAAATTACCATTTAGAGCATATATCAAAGATCCAACGGTTAATAGGTTGGTGACAGTTAGATTATTTGCGGTCGCATTAGTAAATCCAATAGACCCAATTGAAGATAGACCAGTAACTGTTAAATTTGTAACCGTTACGTTGGTGGCAGTGACATTACCTAATGTGGTCTCCCCTGTAACTTCTAATGTACTAGATTGTATATCATTGGATGTTAACGTATTTTGAACTGTTAGATTTGTAAATGTGCCTATAACAGAAAATATATCTGTGGCTGTGACATTATTGGCATAAATTGTGCCTGTGGAAATTACATCTCTAAATGAACCAGTAGTACTAGTAATTGTGTCAACACCAACACCCTGTATATAAATTGTTCCATCAACATACAAGTTCCCGTTAATTGTGGCCGACGATGCTATGTTTAAATTTGGAGAAAATAATGTACTGGATGTATAGTATAAGTTTCCTACATCAAATGTTGTGGATGATGAGGCACTTTGGAACGGAATTGTACCAGTTGCTCCACCATTTAAGTTATTGGCCTGCGAAATTGTTCCAACAATAATATTAGTTATTGTGCTATAATATGGTTGTGTATTTTGTAAAAATCCAGAAATATCAGAGTAAACTAAATTATTACCACCCAGATTTCTATCCTGTACATTTGCCCCGGTAACTGTACCGCCAGAATATACATCTTGATTTACATACACGCCGCCACCGGTTAATACCAGTGTGCCTAGTCCAGTAGATACTGCGTTAATCGAGCCATTTAATGTGACTACCCCACCAAAACTTGATGCCCCGACTACGGTTAATCCCCCAGTGTCTGTTCCGTTAATGTAAACTTGTTTACCAAAATATGCTCCACCCGCTACAGATAGTGCTCCAGATCCGTTAAAGGTACCATACGTTGATCCGAATATAGATAAGTTTTCAACATTTAATGTAGCAGTAGTGGTCCCAGAATTTGTGTAATAAAAATTAGAACCATCAAACGCAGTTACACCTGGCGATGACTGGAACGGAACCGCTCCAGTGGTGCCTGACAATAAGTTTGTAGAAGTTAGTGCGAATCCAACAGTGGAACCACTGGCACTTGCCCAGGTCAAGGTATTGGCCGAAATTGTTAATATTGTGCCATTGGTCCCAATTGGTAGAAATACTGTAGTTCCTGTACTATTTTGATAAGGTATACTGCCATACGCACCGTTGGCTAAATTAGTTGATGTGTTTGCGATATTGGAAAAAGTAGCTGTGGTAACAGTTCCATAAATTGTACCATACACAGTTAAATTATTCGTTATAGTGGTAGAACTATTCACAGTCAACGGGCCGTAGATAGTGGCAGTAGTTCCAACGGTTAGATCATGACCAATACCAATACCACCAAGGACTGTTAAATCTCCAGTATTTGTATTACCTAAACTGGTAGTGCCTGTTACTAATTGCAGCGAACCAAATCGAGCACCACCATAAACAGTACCAGAGGATAGCAAACTATTAGTGCCAGTTGCGCCAGTAATATACCACTCGAGTAATTTACTGTTATCAGATAGCACCAATGCCGCACTGGTATCTGTTCCATTATAATAATGAAATCGTAATCCAATATCCTTTCCATCATCTAAAGTCCACCCAACGCCAGGACCGCTAGGCGGTTCGTGTAATTCTAAAAGATTTTCTGTATAAAATGTATTGGTACTATAAACATAAGTAGCCGTTCCGCTAAATGTTACAGTATCTTTAAATAATGCAGGACCGCGTACTAATAAATTATTTTGTATTCCGACTCCGCCTGCTACATATAGTGCATTATTGGTTATTGTGGTAAGACTGGATAATGTGCTGTTAATAATAACATTTTTAGCAAACGTACTAGTACCGCTAAAGTTTAAATCTCCTGTAAGACTGATGCCACCTGCTACAGATAACGCACCCTGTACAACTAAATCTTGCAATGTTGTGGTATTGGCAACATTAACAGTATTGTCAAATTGAGCAGGACCGATAACCAGTAAATTTCCAAGTATAGACGCGGTTGTTCCTACTATTAAGTTTTGCGCAATCGCTGCACCACCAACAACCTGTAAGGCTCCAGATTGATTAATAGAATCAGTAACAGGGTTTTGTCCTAAGACAACAACTCCATTTTTAATGATAAAGTCTTGACTAGCTGATGTTATAGACACAATATTTTTCCATTAAGGTGTTAAACCAGTTCTAAGAACTACAACTGTTTTATAAGAAGTTTCATACATAGTTACATACAATTCCACAGTTGGTGGATTTGTTCCGGTATTGACCTGACTGCTAAAAACTCCCATTTCCCCCGCATTTGTAGTAATACCGTATTCACTCACAGAAGTACCGTACCAGGTTGACCCAGTATTGGCAACAAGCATCAATAATTCGCTTACTTGGTATGAGCTGTTAGAATTATCATCTATTTGTATTAGATATTTTGAACTTCTGAATTGCGTTACAGGATAAGAATCAATTAATGTAGCAAGAGCAGTTGTGACTATCGTAGACGATGTATCAAATATCGCATGAGCAATCTGAATATGCTCAGAATATATGGTACCGCCAACATAAACGTCTTCGGCAATACCAACCCCGCCAGACACCACTATAGCTCCGGATACTGTGCTGATTGAATTAGTGGTGTTGGCAAATGTTATTACATTGGTTGTAGTTGATCCGCGATCGCTTACTGTTTGAAAAGTCGACGTATCACTAATAACAATTTTTTGAGTTAAAGTGCTGTAAAGAATTGAAATATCGGTACCGGATGTCAATACTGTTGCCAGGGAAGAAGTAGTTAATACCCCACTACCATTAATAGTAATATTTCCGCCATTAATAATTACAGTTTGTGTACCTGTACCGATAATGAGCGTACCCCCGGTTATGGTTGTACTATTAATCGGTCCTTGATTGGTTCTATACCAAGCATATCCGCTCCATGTATATGTTACCCCATTTAGAGTATAAGTTGCCCCTATATTTGTTCCGGGGGCATAGACTGGAAATCCTAATGATGACATTTTATATCCTTAAATTGTGTTTATCTGGATCCAGAAAGAAATGGCTCCGTCTTGAATAAATTGCAATTGCCCGCCAGCAACTGTATCAATCCAAAAATCACCTACATTTGGATTATCTGGGGGAATACCTGTAGCAGATACTGTAACTTTTGGTGTGTACAGTAGATAATTTTGTAATGGATTACCATTAGCACTATAAATGTTACCTTGTACGCCAACCCCGCCGACCACTGTGACCGCACCAGTGGTTGTACTGGTTGATGTAGCAGTTCCCGTAACATTTAAAGTTGTTATGGTAAGTGTGTTGGTCCATTCTGGTCCACTACCATTTGATACTAGTACAGAATTATTAGGACCGATTGTCAAGAATGTAGTCGAACTTGTGGCTGCTTGATAAACCAAGGCACCGGCGCTACCGCCAGCAATATTACCGGCTTGATTTGCTCCACCGCTGATACTTGCATGTAGCAAACCTCCTAACCATAAATCTCCACTAATACTTGCCCCACCAGTAACAGTTAAAGCTCCTATTCCCAGACTAGTAGCAGAAGTGTTGGAAGTAATATGTACATTAGTAAATGTTCCCCAGGCGGGAACAATACTGCCAATATTCATATTATTAATATTTCCTGTCGTAACAGTTGGGGCAATTTCAACAGTACCTCCCAATATAGGTTGAATATAAACAGTAGAAGCAGATGGAGAAATGTTAGTATCTCCATGCCCCTCAACAATTAGACCTCTGCCAACATTTAAATTACCAGCAATACCAACTCCACCATTGACTACCAACGAGCCCGTGTCTGATGATTCAGCTTCTACATAATTTAAAATATTAACCGGTCCACCAATAATTGCGTTATCTGTTATTGCCAATCCACCCAATACTGATAATGCCCCAGTAAGATTGTTCAATGTTACAGTACCGCCATTTAAATATGGCGAATATCCGGTACTGCTGTCTAATGGAATTTTCAAATCTATATCTGTATATAGTAATAATGAATTAGTAGCAGTTACACGAACATAAAAAGATTGATTATTTAATTGTGTAGTTCCGGATATTCCACTAAGTGTAACATACTGATCACTGACAATTCCGTGCGGGTCTATTGTTGTAATAGTGGTTTGTGTACCAGTAGAAATTAATCCTATTGTTGCTGTTACCGGAATGTTTGTGGCCGATTCTCCCAAACCAACCCCGGTATTTGCGTTAAGCTGTAAATAGCCAGCGCCGTTGTAATAGAATACAGAACCGATATTAACTTGGTTGTTCAACCCATCAACTAAATTATCACCACCGATAGAAATATTACTGTTACCGCTCTTCATATTTTGAGCAATATCGTGTCCCAAGAAGAAATTGTAACTACCTGTAGTAAAGTTAGTAGCAATTTCGTGCCCTAAGAAAAAGTTTTCTGTTCCATTAATTAAACTTATACCGGCATCTGTGCCAATAGCAAAGTTATTATTCCAGACTATATCAATAGCCACAGTTCCGCCGCTGGTATATGTATTAAATCCACGACCGTCGAGTGGATTTCCTAAAATATTGTTACCATACAGAGCAATAGTTGACGAACTAATAACGCCAACATAATAGTTGTTACCGTTGAGTTCCGTCATTCCGCTAACATGGTCAATATTTACTAGTGTGCCCGACACAAGTTCGTGATCGGGCACTGTTAATATCACTGGTATTTCTTGTGTAGCAGAAGTAATAAATCCAGCAAACTGAGTCTGTGTGGTACCAATATTCATCAAAGCACTATCACCAATGGCTATAGTGTTTTGTAATAAGGTGCCTGAGCTGGCAGCATATCGACCTATAGCAATGCTCTTATATGCCGTACTAATGCCCTGTAAACTGCTGTAACCAATATTGATATTTTCTTGACCGTTAGGATAAGAATTAGATGAAGTTGTGGCTATACCTGAAATAGATATATTGTTAATACCGCCGCCACTTTGTGTGTTGCTGTAACCTTGGCCAACAGTTAATCCGTTGATGTTGACATCAGCTCCAGTATAAAATCCTTGCGATATGCCAATGCCACCTTGTACAACAAGTACACCACTGTTTGTTCCAATATTGGCCACCGTGCCTGAAACAATCACAGTGCCAGTGCCTGTACCGATAATCTGTATGTTCATATCTGGCATATTTGCATACATTGTGCCAGTATTAAACTCAATATTACCTAAACTACTGGCATATACGGTGTCTAATTCATTTGGTGGTTTTACATAAGTTATAAGTGTATAACCTGTGCTGGTTGTCGGAGTGGCAGGTAGTTGAGGCTGTGCGCCTTTAAGGGTAATAAATGTATTTGTACTACCCGATCTTAATGTACCACCGCTTAATAATGCTGGCATAATTGTATTCCTATGTTAAGCGTTAGAGCTTTCTAAAATACTCATTACCAATTGAGCAGAATCAGGTACCGAGCTGTACGCTTTGATGCTATCTAATGCTTCAATAATTAATTTACCGCTTAAACAATTTACAGCATCGTTGTTTGGTAAAGCAAAATTATCAACTAAAAAACTATCAACATTGCCCGGTTGAGCATTATTGCCTTGCGCATTTTGCTGAATAGGGATATTTCTATGATGTATAAGTGTAACCCCGGTTGTAACTGTGGTTAGATTTGCTATCTGAGCCATTAATACAATACTGGTTACTCCAACCGGAGCAACATATATAGTAGAGGTAGCTGTAGAAAGTACGGCTGTCATTGATCTGAACGAATTTAATGGTAACTGTGCCATGATTTATCCTTTTATTAGAATGTTCCGCCGCCTTCAATTGCTAATATGAATGGCGTCAAATTAGCGAATAGCGACTTAGTAAATGTTCTACCGCTTAGAACACCCGTTGCTTGACTGATAACCAATCCTGGACCAATACGGAAGTCACCGTTTTGGTCTGTAGAAGTAAAAAATACTTTACCGGTATCCAGCTGTACTGTTTCTTTACTTTGTACTGGGTCTGCGATACCAAACTGCGGCAAAGCTCCATAGTTTGTTCCGGCACCAACATATTCAAATACGTATCCACTAGCACTGATGTAACTGCGTTGATAGAAGTTAACTGTGGCTCCGTCTGGGAATAAAGTAGCATCTGTTACATTTTCACCTAAACTTACAAGATGGTGAGTACCGTCTTGAGCCCAATAACTCAATCCCACTTGTACGCTATTATAGTTACCACCTGTTTCGAGATCGTAAATTAATTGTTGTAAAGTAATACCAATATCTCGTTTGCATTTTAATGCCTGAGCAGGAGTTAATTGAATTTGTACACTTCCGGGGCCAGTATTAAATGCCGTATTAATATAATTAATTGTTTCGCTAATAATCGTGTCTTGTTGACTAATTAAATAATTGTCTGCTGTCAATAGATTAGCGTCTGCCCATGATACATCGGGGTAAACTGTAGTATCAGTTGGCGGGGTTGCATTTTGTATGGCATTATAAATTATAGTAAAGTTTGCAGAAATTTGATCAGTTTGTACTGTAGATCCGTAATTACCGCTCTGACTCTGCGTTTGTGTATTGCCATCACTAGGGGTTACAAGTTGCCCTAATACAACATATTGAGCAATTTGCGATAGATACGAATAAGCCGCGCTTGTAGGTATAACTTCATCCCCGGTAAGAACCGAACCCCCACTAGAATCAAAATATGCGTTGGCACAGATTAAACTTGCGCTGTTACCTCCGTACATGACATCGTAACACATTGCGTCAATTAAATACCCAACGTCCCTGGCACACAATGCCGAATTGTATGATAGTGATGGAAAATTAACAGCGATCCAGGCAATAGTTTCAGCTTGCAAGAATAGTTTATTTGAGGTCAGCTGACTAACAGCATTAATTGTTGCCGTTGTAGCAACGGTTGGGGCAGGAAATCTAATAATATTAGCAACACTGGCTCCATTGGCTAAAATATTTTTAATCTCGTTAAATGCTTCGGTGTTCCTGGAAACTGCTGTAGCATTGCTGGCCAGTGCTTGATTACTTTGTTGTTGAGCGAAGTCATAAGCATTAAGTGTTGCTACTAGTTCTGTACTGGTAACTGCTGCCGCGGTGCCTCTTGTATACGCTAATCCCGAAACTACCGCATTATAATTTGTACCTAACGCAACATCATAATAATTACCTTGTAACACATATCCTAAATCACGAGCGCATGTAGTTTGATTATATACAAATGTACTGGTATTTGTTAACTGTGATACAAATGCTGCAATTTCTTCTTCCATGAAATTTATATTTGCTGAAATTAGTGATATTGCGCTACCTGCTCCGCTCGGAATGGTTCCAGATGTTTTAACTAAACTTGGTGGCACTGCATTAGCATATGTGCTCGACGTGGCACCAATTATCTTAGTCATTTCGCCAAATCTTTGATCAATAAATGTAGTTGCTGCCGCACCACCTGTAACTGTTAGCAGGAATGTTTGAGTTGTTGCGTGTGTTCCTGTTTGTAATGTATTAACAGGAATATTTCCTACAATATTATCAACTAATTCGTTCAAGAAAAGCAAAGAATTAATGTGAGCTTCAACTTGATCAACTGTGATATTTCTGTTAAACGTAGACAATATATTAGTGCCGGTTATATATGGATTTGTGGCCACATTACTGCTCAACACCGTGTAGTATGCTTTACCGCAGAAATAAAATGTAAAATAATTGGGGTTATCAGCGTATCCTCCGCCAGTTGGAAGAGCATAGTTGAACGTTACACTTTGATAATTTACATCAGTAACATACGTGCCGGTAGTAAAATATTGTATGCCATAATTGGCATTTGTAATGTAATTAGATGCTGTTGTAGTTATTTTTCCATCGATATCTAAGTAACGACCGAATTCATCATGAACATACGGGAAACTATCGTATGTGTAACCAAATTGATCTGTAATATATACAAAATTACCCACAGCAATGCCGGTTATATCAATGTTATTGATTGTGATACTACCAGTTGTTATAGTGCTGGTACTTGGTTGAGCATTTAGGAATCCTGGGAAGCCTTGACTGTTTGTGTAAGGAACAACATTGCCAGCATAGTTAATATACTCAGTTGGAGGTACAACTTCCATAACCAATGATATATGCGGACGATCTATGGGATCAGATATGAATATTTCAACATTACCGTTATTGGGCCAAAATCCTTGTGGATAATATTGATTCAATCCGTTTGGTCCTGGGCTATATGGATACGCGGTATACGCAGGATTAAAAACAGTTCCGCTAAATTTACGCAGTCCATACCCCTTGGCTACTAGACACAAATCACCAAAGTTAGCATTACTGTTAACGATAGAAGCAATCCCCCCGTTATCGACCTGTACACCCACACTTGAGAAAATAGTGAACACAGAAACTAACTGTGCGTATCCATCGTTGGTAATATGAACACCGCGACCACCTTGTGTTAACTGTGTAAAGGCATCATACACAAAAGACTGTATTGGACTACGATCACTAATAACCGCCCCATCAACCAATGATCCTCCCATGCCTCCAATTGGATCAAATTTACGGAGATCCCATGTACTGGTACTTCCGGTGTATTGTAAAGCAATATCCTCAACTTGATTATCCTGTAGCGGCCATATATAGGTGTCACCAAAATATAATGTTGCGTAATCTCCAAACCCCACTGTGGCAGTATTCATACCTATCAAATAAGTGTTTGTACTCAACTGTTGTAGGCTAGTTATCCTAGGAGCAATTTGTACATCTAACGCATTTAACCCAGTTGTGTTGACTAGCCCGCTGCCTGGATATTCTATAGGAGCGTATAACGGTCCTCGATTAATAATGTCTGTTATAATATTAAAGTTCCTGGCCACAGCCTGACTTGGCATATAAGCACCACCATATGAATAGAAACTGTTAATAATCTGTTTAGTCTCAGTTTGTGGCTGAGGAACTACAGGCTGGTTGGCGATAATCTGTAGTGCTAAATCTCTAGCATGACTAATTGCTAATGTAGTAGTGGTTTCTTGGCCAGTTACATAATTATATCCCTGATTCCAATATGACAACCCGGCTTCAATGGATTTAGCATTACCGCCTAGCAGTACATCTTGTGAAACAGCATCAACAATTAATCCCGTATCTCTATAGCAGAGATCTTCGTTGTAACTGAATGATGGGCCCGGTCTTACAAATGTACCATTAATAAACGCAATGGTTTCTTCTTGTATGAATGATCTATTGGCTTCTAACAAGTTAAAGGCATTTAAAACATTGGGATTTGGATCCATTGTTTGATTAATTGGAACTTTTGGTCCTGCTACCTCGGGTCCGTTGTTAATGATATTTGTAATAACAGTCAAGTTACCTTGCAATATTACTACCTCATCATTAGTGGCTGCTGGTAATGTAATTACTTGTACAGTACCAGTTTGGAATACTCTTGGAGCTGATTCTGCTAGTACAACATAGCGCACTAGATCAGAAACAAAATCATAGGCCGCAGTAACTTCGGGCAGTTCTGTAGATACCTGACTACTGGTTGAAATATAAGAATAATAGTAAGCCCCAGACTTAATACTTTGTTTATTGCCGCCGTGTAATAAATCAAAGCTGACACTGTTTATGATATATCCAAGATCTCGATAACAGGTTGATGTGTTATAGTCAAATGTTGGATAGGTATAATTAATCCAATCAATAGTTTGACTTTGTATTGATGCAATATTGCTTTGTATTATATTATAAGAGGTAACAATAGTACTGGTTGTACTTGGCAAACCATTACTCACTATTTGATCAGTAATACCAGTAATCCCGTTGTTAAGAATGGTTGTTATATTAGAGAACAAGCCAGTCACTGTTGATTGCGCATCAGCATCTGATAATAGTGCCACTGTTAATGAGCTGGCAAAATTTATAGCCGCAGTAGTTGTTGTTAGTTCAACAGCAATTAATCCAGTTAAACCGCCTTGATTCCAGTATTGTAATCCTGCGAATGTGCTTTCGCTCAAGCTATCATACAACATATCTATAGCAATACTATCAATAATCAAACCAGTATCACGGTAGCAGGTTGATGTGTTATATGTATAAGACATCGATTGATAAGTGTTATCAATATATTGTAGTACTTCAGCTTGTATAAAACTTAAGTTTGCTTGTAAAATTGTCAAAGCATTTGCAGCATCTGTTGAAGTTGTTTCAACTAAACTGATAGGACTTAGATCTGCTGCAACACTTGGACCATTAGTAATAATATTTGTTATAGTACTAAATGCTTGAGTAAACAAACTAATAGTAGCAGATGTTGTCACAGCCGGTGCCGCAGTTAAATTCTGTGTACTGGTAGATAAGGACAGTACAGGAATATTTTGTATTACCTCGCCGACTAGAGTTGACATGAATGTAAATGCCGCCACAGTTTGGGTAGTTTCATTTACAATATTAGATACCGTACTTATAAATCCATAATAGCATAAGCCTGCTTGAATACTTTGTTTATTACCACCATATAATAAATCAAACGATACGCAGTCAGTCATATAACCAATATCTCGCATACATGTTGCTTGATTGTACGTTGAACTGAATCCTGGATTAGTTGCGTTGATGTAGGCAATAACTTCAGCTTCTAAATAAGCCTTGTTAGCCTGTAACAAGGCATAGGCATTTTTGACACTTAAAAATCTGCTGGCTGTAAATCCAAATTCTAACTGATCAGTCCAACCAGTGGTTTGACCATTTAATATAGTTAAAATATTATTGTAGTTTGCCTGTACAATGGCTGCTTCAGCGGCATTGGCGGGGGTTAAATTAGTTACCTGTGGTACGGCTGTTTGATAACGTGCCACCAAATCGTCTGCTGGTGTAATATTTTGTACAATTTTAGCACACAAATCGCTTAGATACGAAACAGCTTCTATTGTTTGATTAATCTCATCAGGTATAATTCCTTGTGTACTTTTGCTTTGACTATAATACTGTAATCCGGCAAATGTACTTTGGCTAAAAGAACTAGTTGGGAATAAAACATCTTCTATTACAGAATTTAGAACAACTCCAATATCTCTTTCACATTTTACTTTGTTATATGGGAAGGCTTGGAATGTGTTGTTGATCCAGTTAATTGTATCTTCTTGAATAAATGTTCTATTCAACTGCATCAATACTTCAGCACTTAGATATGCGGCATCGGCAGCACTACTACTGAATGATTCAGGTGCGGCAGATGGTCCATTTTGTATAATATTAGTAATGATATTAAAACATGAAGCAATACTAGAACTAGCTACTGAACCGTTGTTCAATACTGTATTGATAACTTGTGTTCCAGATGAAATTCCATAGACCGGAGCAAGTAAATCACAAGGGGTATTGGTAATAACTTTCTGACATAGTGAATTTAAATAATTAATAGCTGCCGCAGTCTGTGGCTGTTGACCAGCAATTATGCTGACTACCCCGTTCCAATATGCTAGCCCAGATTCTATAGATTTAGCATTACCGCCAAATGTAGCATCATACGATACATTTTCAATTAAAATTCCAGTATCTCGGTAACACAATTCTCGATTATATGAGAATGTGTTAAATTGACTATTAACATAAGCAACTACCTCTGCTTGTATAAAACTTCTATTTGCTTCTAATAAGTTCCAAGCATTTAATACTTCTATATTTCTTGATTCGTTGTATGCTATTGGGGTTTTTGGAGCGGCAACACTTGGTCCGTTAACAATAATATTTGTAATTATATCAATATTATTTTGCAAGGTTGAAACTTCGTAAGAAGTTGCAAAATTGTAACCATTGATAATTTGCCCCGATGTACTATACTGGGTACTTAATTTTACACCGGTTACAATGTTAGGAATAATAGATTTGATATAATCATAAGCTACTGCGGTTTGAGGTATCTCATTTGGAATTGCTGTACTATTTGAATCATATCCCCAATAGTAAACTCCAGATTTAATACTTTGCCAGTTACTATTTGTTAATAGATCAAATGCTACACTTTGAATTATATAACCAACATCTCTATAGCAAGTAGATGTATTAAAATTACTTGCGCTGTAATTCAATCCATTACTTGATATAATATATGCCAATGTTTGTTCTTGAATACTTGGTATAGCGTCAATTAACGCATTGTATACTGCTATAGTTGTAGCACTGGTTGATGGTAAACTTGGAGTAATTAATGCGTTGGTTACACCTGTACCAAACGCATTTGCAGGTCCAGTACTTAAAATTTCTAAAATATCGTTAAACAAATTACTGATGTAATCCGTAGAATTTCCACTAACATCAAATATAGTTGCTGTATTCTGAACCAAAGTTTGTAGATATACAATAGCATTAGTAGTTGTTGTAATTTCTTCAGCTATTAATCCTGTATATCCAATATCTTGATTCCAGTATTGTAATCCAGCAAAATTACTTTCTGTCGTGCCTTGATATAACATATCAAGACCGATAGCATCAATAATCAATCCCACATCTCGATAACAGGTAGCCTGATTGTAAGTAAAGTTGCCACTATTAAAAGTTTGATCAACAAAGCTGACCACTTGAGATTGCATAAATGGTATATTGGCCAGTAATAATGTTCGTGCGTCAAAGAATCCTTTGTGTTGCGGCCCTTGATTGAGTGACATACCTTGACGAATAGTGCCAGTAGATATAGCATCGTTTAGTGTAACCACCATGCTGGTGGCGTTTGCTACCCATGTAGCAGTACCTATTGCTATAGGTACTTGTACAGTGCCGTCAGGCTGGAATAAACTGGCATCTCTTAACCATGGTCCGGAAAGATTTGTACAGTTTTGAATATATGGTGAATGGAATAAATCAATTCTATTATTGCCAGTTTGTGGTGGGAAAGCAGTAGCATAGGCACCGCGATTATATCCATTAGCATAATAATTACCTGGTAGTAATCCGCTACGTCCTTGACAGAATTGCATAAATGCCAAATAGCAACCAGAGTTAACATGAAATAAATCTTGTGTTTTGTTAATTGGTTCTAATTCTGTTGTACGAATATCACTACCCATAACCGAAGTATACGGTTTCATTGGCAGTGGATTATTTTCAAAATAGTGACCGGCGCTAACACGAATCTGTGTACCTGGTTGATAATATGGGCTCTTCATAGCGCCGCCAACTGTTCGGCAAGCACGGCTTGCATCCATGGCACGGCCGTCATTGGTATCATCTCCATCCATTGTTACGTACAATGTGTTAGTAACAACCGGACCGGTACCTAGAGGATTAACACCGCGAACACGTATATCGCCAAAAATATCAGTTAATTGCCCTTCTGGTTTAACAGCAATATTACCTTTTGTACTAGTTAGTAAATTTGTATAAACTGCTTCGGCATAGGCTTTACCGCCAATGTACACATCTTGTCCAATACCAGCACCGCCAGCAACTTGTAAAGCACCAGTGGTTGTACTTGTTGAATTGTAGTTAGCGGATACGTGTACTTGATCAGACGTTAATTGACCCAAGAATGGATTATAAGTTAATCCACCTGTACTGGTAGTTGTTCCGCTAGAAATATCATCAATATAATTTGGACTATAGACAGCCCCAGTTGTTATAGTACTAAATTGTGCAAACGTTGGATAGAATATTTGATCAGCATTAGTAGCGGTAACTATAAAACTTTGCGAAGTTGTTGCTTGTTGGATACGTCCGTAAATATATCCACCAACGTTTAAATCTTTTTCAACTCCTAATCCACCATTAATATAAACAGCGCCAGTTTCCCTGTGTGCTGCAGTATCATAAATGTTTGTATTTGTGTAAACAATATTGAAAGGATTGCCGACATTGTCAGAATTTGGTTTGATAACAATACCAGTTGTAGCAGTTGTAGCAGTACTTGTTAATCCCATAACCTCTAAAGTTCCGGTTATAGTTGTATAACTTTGAACAACCAAACTAGATTCTATAGTTGTATTGCTACCAATGAATACGGTACCAGCAATACCCACTCCGCCATCAACAACTAATCCGCCAGTTTGCGTACTAGATGAAAGTATCTTGGATAGAATAGTAACCTGACCAGTTAACGTACTTTGCATTGCTACCGTTAACGTATTAGCGATATAGGTATTACTGCCAATATTAACAGATCCGGTAATATTTGTACTAGTTGAACTGATAACAACTCCGCCGTTGGGAGCAGATAAATTAGTTATCCCTTGTGGAGTTTGTACTCGGGTTCCTGATACCGTTACTGTGGTCATTTCTTATTCCTTTAGAGTATTTATTGTTTTAGGATATCTGTAATTCAACATGGTTGATATAAACACCGTCTCGGTGGGGATATCTTGGGTGTGCTTGGAATCTTAAAATTATTCCAAATGTTGGATCTACTATATCCTGTATACTCAATTCTGTTTTCCATAAATCTGTCGGACCCCCATAATATTTTATTGGGTCCAAATTAAGTGTGCCGTAATTACTACCTATTTCAACATCGTTTAAACACAGTTGAACTGTTTCGTCTGTCACTCTGCCTCTTCTATTGGTTGTTAACCTTAGTTGTATTCCAGAAAATATTGTTGGCAAATTAACAAAATTAAATCCGCAAAGTTTTAGATAAAAAGTTTTTGTTGTTAAATCAACTTTAGGAGCACGAGCTATATGCTGTAGGTGCCCTTTAGTGGATAGTGACCCGTAATTGGTAACTAATTGACTAAAATTTTGAGAATCGTCCCATGGAACATTTGATAATTCTAAACCTTGTTCAGCGCCAGGTTCATCATACTGCGTGATAATTGTTGGCGATGTCCAAAGTGTACTCATACCAATATTTACCTAATCTGTTAGTATGCGTATAGAATAAAAAAAGGGCTATTAGCCCTTTTTATTAAGTTACATATTCAAATTAATTAGTTTGAATGCCAACCTTTGTACTTGTAGCATTAGCCCAACCAAATGCATAACCTACAACGCTGTCGTTAGCGAATTGCCAGCTAGATCCAGTGCCAGTCTTTCTCCACAAAGATACTTTGTGAGCTGTTAATTTTTGAACAGTATAGCTGTTACCTGCCAAGTCGTTGGCAACAATTTGCATAGTACCCACAGTAACTGATGTTGCAGTTGTCAACTTGCATACTCCGCGAGCACTGCCAGTTCCCAAACCGTTTTGATCGTTTTCTACAACATAAGTTCTAGCGCCTTTTTGTTTTAGTATTGCTGACTTAACTGCGCTTGTTCCACCATTGGCTGCTGGAATCCATGCTGTTGTATAAATTGTACCTGTGTCAGTTTCTGCATGTGTCAACCCAGTTGTATATGTAAATCCAGAACCTATATCACTAAATGAAACATTTGTTGTAGTGTTTGAAGTGAAATTATATGTACCAGTTACACTTGTAGGGCCAACAACTGTAACATAGTTGCTACCAGGCATGCCAGGAGACCCATCCATTCTCATACCAACATAAATTCCAGTTGTAGTAATTCCTGAAATTACAGAAGTTGTTGTGCTTAATGTTGACAATACATTTACAGTTGCCGGTTTGTTAATAGTAACTGTTGGATTAGCATTGTACCCAGCGCCAGTATTACCAATTGCAGCAGATGAAATAACTCCAGTAGTTGTATTAATTACTAGTGTAACAGTTGCATTAACACCGTCATTTATGTTTGGTGTATTTGGTGCCGAAACTACGGCTGTAGCACCCTGTGAATAATGTGTACCACCATTGCTTAGTGTGAAAGTAACACCTTCATAGTTGACTGTATCAACAATTGTTTGTGATCCAGTTCTTACAAAATATTTTTTATTAATCGGACGTCCCATTTTATTTCTCCTTAATTATTAGAACCGTTCTATGGCCTACGCGGATGGATTACCGCATAAACTCTCATTTAAGAGTGAACATTTATATTTATAGATTAGTCAACAAAAAGCCCACCTAAGTGGGCCTTTGTTTTGAAGTTTAATAATCTGTTTAAGGATTATTGGAAACTTACGTTTGCGCTAGTGATAGCAACTTTACCTAAGTAGTCAGCTGCATTACCTAGAGAAGAAGCAGTGTTGCTTAATTCTACGTAACCGTAACGTGTTAGGAAGCCAACTACTGGCTCAAATGTTGCTGGATCTAGAACAACACCAGAACTCATTAAAGGAATATATGGGCAATAGAACGCTGCAGCATCTGCTTCGCTAGAACCTTTATATCCAACCAATACTTGGTTGATGTCTTGTCCTGTGTCGCTCATGTAAGCGTCAACATAAACACGCATAGCGCCATTCAATGTACCAACAAACTTGGTGTTTGTAGGAGCTTCAAATGTACCTTCTGTTGTACGAGCAAAAGCGCTTGTAGTAGCAGATTGCAGAATTGTCAATGCTTGATTAGAAACAACAGCCCAGTTACCTGCGCCACGACGTGTACGTTGAGCAATCAAGTTAGCTGTGCGGTTGATTTGAATAGCTAATGCAGCATGTTCGTCACCAACGAAAGTAGCTGTACCAGAAACTAAACTTTGATCGTATGTTTGTTCAACACTTGCCAAGCTACGTAGGCTAGCTAGGATTTCTTGATCAATTTCAGTTGTGATTTCTTGTGCTAAAGCAGCCATGATTTCTGCTTCGATGTCAATGCCTTGTTGGCTTTGTGCATCTTGTGCAGCTTCAAAAGTCCAGCGAGCGCTTAGTTTACGTGACTTAGCTTCTACTGGGCTCTTTAAGATTTGGATACTCATACGCTTGCCTGGTTGACCCTCAAGCAAACTTGTTGTTGAAGCACCAGGTGTAGTATCAGTATTGTTACCGCTATAAGCACTAGCAATCTTGAACGGACTCAATGCTTCCTCACCTGCTGTAACGTTATCGCCAGAATCAGCATAACGAACACGCAATGTGTGGATTTGGCCAACTGGACCAGTCATTGGTTGTACACCAATGATTTCGTTGGCAATAACTGTAGGCATTACACGACGGATAACAGGTAGAATAACACGGTTAAGTGTTGCTACGTTACCAGCACTTGTTGCACCAGCAGTTGCGCTCTCAGCCAAATACTTGCGAGTGTTTTCTAAGCAAACTTGCATAGAAGCACGACGAGTACCAGATAGGCCTTCAAGCAGAGCTTCTTTGGTCTCTGACCATCTTTCATTTAATAGTTGTGACATTTATTGTCTCCTTGAATATAAATTATTTTAAACCCGCTAATTTGCGGATATCTAAAATATTGTCTAAGCCTACCTCGGCTTTTATTTCACGATTTCCAGTTACTTCGGTACCCTCACTTAATACAACCTTTTTAGGAGCTGTGTTACGTGATCGTCCTTCCATTACTGCTGGTAGGTATTTGTCGAATGATTCTGTAAGTTTCTGAGTCTTGGTAGACTCGAGAAGATCTTTCATAATCTCTCTTTTATCAGCACTTAATGGTGCCAACAGCTCGGCCATAACAGTTTTACGTTCCATTAAATCTTTTGTTACGCGGATTTCTCTTTGTGTAGATTCAATTAGTTGCGTTTTTTCTGCTACGACTTGTTTTGATTCAACTAATTCACGATCCTTCTTTTCAATAATCTTCAACAATTTACTTGTTTCGGATTTTTCATTCAAGAATGAACTAGCGAATTCCTGGGCAAATGATTCATAGATCTTACGACCAAAGTCATTGTTACGTGCGCTATCGATATCTTCTTTCAATTGCTTGATTTCATTTGTCAATTTCTTAGTAACAGTTCCCTCAACTACCTTGGCGGCACGTTGAATGAAGCTTTGCTTAATTTCCTCAAATTTGTTTTTGGCTTCACTAACTAGCTTGACTTTTGTTTCGGCTAGGTCTTTCTTGTCAATTACAAATTCATTGATTTCTTTGGCTAGAGCATGTACTACAAAATTCTCTAGCTTGGCAAAATTCTCGGATACTTTTTTACGGTCTCCTTGAAATTCAACCAACTCTTTCCCCAATTGCTTGATTACAAATCCTTCTAACTTTTTAGCATCTTCTGTCATCTTTTTATGATACTCAGTTTTTGCTTCTGATAGAGCTTGTTTGTCTTCATGCAATTCACTCATCTCTGCGCTCAATCTCTCACTTAACATCTTGTCAACTGCTTCAATAATAAGACCTTTATCTTGGTTATATTTTTGAGCAAATTCTTCACGAAGTTCAGCGGTCACTTGTTCGCGATTCTCTTGAATCTTTTGTGCAAAAGCAGATTCGACAACTGATTTTGTCTCCTCTGTCATTACACCTGACTCAACTAATTGTTTGAATGCGTCCAACATCTATTTCTCCTCGGGCTTATTTTAGACCTTTAATAATATTCAAGAGTGATTCCTGAAGATATTTCTGGGCCTTTGGATCTTCTTTTACTTCTTGTGCTACACGAAACGCTCTATTCCCGCCACGAGCATTCATTAAATGTTCGTAAACCGGAGTAGGATATGCTCCCGGAGCACTGGGCTGGGCAACTACATCTACTGTGATAATCTCAAAATCGGATACATGGCCAGTACTGTCATTGACATTGCCACTACCACGAGAACTCACGCCAAGTTTTACACCTGATTCGAGCATAGTACGAATTAGTTGTCCCATTGGCGTAGGTAAAATTTTCATTTTACCATAGCCATTTGGACCTTCCATCCACATCTGAGTAATCATATGGGATACACGGTCTAAATTTACTTTTAAATCATCAGGATGATCTACTTCACCTAAAACACTATAACCATTTTTAATTTGATCATTAAGTGTAGCAACTGCACGATCAATTTCGTCCACTGGGTAGACACGTTGATTTGCATTACGTATTCCACCTTGAATAGCAATACCTTTTAAGTAAAGGCTTTTGCCGTCGTTGTCATCTGACTCCATCACGATACCAGATTGATCAAAACTCAGGTGTTCACGTAAGTAAGAATATTGCATCCTGTTTTCTCTAATTAATTAATTTTACGATCAACTACAGATTTAGTGTTTCTTTCGCCTTGGTTTTCATTGTCACCTGTACGGGCTCCAACATTTAAACCTTTAGGACTAGTTTGTTCACCTTTACCGTAGTCAGCAACTTTTTTCAAGTTTTTAACACCAGCTTTTCCGCCTGGCATGCTATTGGTTTCCCAATCTTTACCAGTAAACTGTTCACTCTTTTCTGGAGTAATACCACGGTTTACTTTGCCTGGGCTTGTTCCAACGTTGCTTTGACCTTCGTCTCCGCCTTGACCAATATTTTTAGCATCAGCACCAGTTGTTGGCTTACCTTTACCAGAACTTACCGGGCTACGACCTTCTACAGGAGCACTGTCTTTATCACCTGTACCAGCACCTAAGTATTGACCTTGTGATTTTTGTGTACCAGACTTGTCCCAGTCGTTTCCAACTTTCTCAACGTATTCACGTGTCATACGGCGGCCTTCCATTGGCATTCCCATCATGTCTTCGTCGGCATCTTCATCATCTTCTTCATCATCTTCGGAATCATCAAAACCCATTTCAGCTTTTTCACCTTCTTGAGCCGCTTCTAATTCTGCAAATGCAGCTTCTAATTCTTGAATAGCATGTTTAATGTCCATGATTGCAGTATCTTCATCTTTTTCATGATCTGGCATTTCTTGTTCATCATCAGCATTCATACCAATTGATTTTCCAAATTCATCAGTGTCGTCACCTTCTGCCCCGCCTTCAAATCCGTCATCGGCTTCCATGCTGTACGCATCTTCTAATTCCGTAGACTCATCAACTTCTGTATCTTCGTCTTCGGCTTCATCCATTTCCTCATCTTCTTCTTCAGCGATAAGATTTTCATAAATTGTGCGTGACTTTTCTACAACGATCTCATGAAAAAGTTCATTGGCCTTTTCGTGATTTTCGTTAACAAGATAGTCTAATAATTGTTCAAATTTTGTTGACATTTTTGTGTTTCTCCTATTAGGTTAGCGGCAATGCTATACCTATATTTACAAGGACAGTTAAATAGATGCGTGAAATGTGCCAAAAAACGCCGGTTTTGACTTATTTGTGACAGAGTTTAGTCTGTTTTATTAAATTATTTAGTGTTTGATATAAAATTACATAGGCCCAGCTTCTGGAGGAGGCGTGGCATACATTTTTCTAGTCAACCCTAATTCTTGTTTCTTTTCTTTTTCCCGAGCATCTCCGGCTTTACGCAGATCGTTGAGCATACCTAAAGTTAGCCGAGTTTTTCTCAGGTCTGTATTTTTTAAAATGCCGGTGTCGTTTTGACTTAGATAACGATCGTCCTCTTGAGGTGCTTCGTTTTCTTTATCAAAATACATAAATTCTCGTAGTATCATGGTCAAGTATTTATCGATTATTGTGTAGATTGTCCGCCAGCTTCGCCGGTATCGGCACCAGTAGCAGGACTCATGGAACCATCTGTTTGCTCGGTCTGATCCATTTCAGGCGGTGCCGTATTGTTACCCAAACTACTGATATCGCCGGACATACCATTTGCAGTAATGCCAGCATTGCGTAATTCAGTATTGGCACCTAATTTGGTATCAGTGTCGATATTTTCTTCTTTCCATAAAGATTCATTCTCTGTGACCTCCTCTGCTGTCAATCCCAGGAAGCGTTTTAACGCAAATCTCTTTGAAATCAGAGGGATAGCTACCATTGTATTAAAAGTGTTAACGCGAGCAGTGTCCATTTCTGCTTGACGATATGTCGCAAAGTTTTGCGGAGGATTAAATTTAAGGTCAAAAATATTACTATCTATATTGATACCTTTGTTATGTAGGTACAGCTTAAACTCAAGATCAAACGGCTCATTCATCAATGATTGCAATCGTTCGCAGTATTTGTTAAATCTCAATTCCTGGATGTATGCTGTTCCAACTCTACCATCATTAAAATTGCTTCCTCCGTCGTCTGACCCGGTAGGAAGATAACTTGAAGGTATACGTAAAGCACGAAACAATTTATTAGTAAAATACTTGAGATCATCTATTTCCCCTAAATTTGTACCCCCGGGAAGAATTTCAACTTTGCTACCTCTTCCCTCTGATGTTTGTGGAAAGAAGTAATCCTCATTCACAGAGAGGGGATTATAACTTGCGTCAATCACGCTTTGACTTCCACCAGTGGTACTGGGAATTCTACGTTGATTTACTTCATTTTTAACACGTTCAACAAAGCTCATGGCCAAGTGACTGGGCATGTTGCCCACATCAATATAAAATACTCTACGCTCAGGAGCACGTTGTATACGATAGATTAAAATGGCATCTTCTAACAATTCTTTTTGTTTGAATACTTTAAAAATACTTTCCATCAAACTATTACCAAATGGATAGTTACTGTCCAATCCTTCACTCATACTGATATGAATCACGTGTTTAGCATTAATTGCGTATTGGTTTTGATTATGACTAAATCTACTACTGTTGGCTCCGGTAGGATAACTGCCAACCATGCCTCTTGAGCCTCCGGCGCCACCCTGCCCCGATCCATAACTACCGCCAAATTGACTACCACCGCCGGTTACATTACTGGGTTGAATTGCAGTAGTTGCCAGTGTTTCAAAGTTGGGATTGAAGTCTCGAATAAAATACTGCTCGGGTTTTTTACCATCGCTTTCATTAACAATAATCCTATCCAACTTGGCGGGATCTACGTACATCCATGCTTGTGTTTCTGGATCTCGAACAAAAATGCTATCGCCATATTTAAATGCGTTACGCACAATTTTAAATATGCGTACAGGAAATTTGTTTAGTTTGCTCCACTGTTGCAGATATTTTTTAATGATTTTGATTTCAGTGTTGGTGGCTTGTTCTTTGAAATAAATTTGGAAAGGGGTTCCATTTTCTTCATTTGTTTGACTGCAAAATTCAGCCAAAATATCAAATGCCGCGTTAACTTCACTATCGCTATCCATGGTGTCATATTGACCGTATCGCTCTAAACGATTGGGATGACCGGCATAAACATCTGGCAAATAGCTGGAGTAGTTGGTGCGGCTAGGATTACTACTTCCCGCGGTACTCATGCTACCGCTTACAGGACTTAGTTTTCCTGAAAGATTAACCGGGGTAAAATAACGTTTCCATGACATAATTTATATTCTCTTAGTTAGTTAGATAATTACCATTTAATTTTTTTATTGCCGAAACAGTGTTACTGGTATTTTCTGACGTAGCAGACATGTATCGAACCAATGCTGCCATGTTAGTATTTAACTGAGCTACCAATTGTCGAAACTCTTTTTGATCAGTGCTGGTATTGCTGTTTGCTGATAAAGTTTGGCTTGCCAATTTGGATACTTCTGCAGATACCTGTGGCTTTTTCATCAGTTCTGTTACTCGATCTGCTTTGGCCACATCAATAGAAGCAACGGCTGCGCCAAATGCCATATAGCCTTGACCAAATGCTTGCAGTGCTGGCCCAAGAACCGTTAAATCTGCTATACTGCCTTTTAATCTAGAAACACTGTCTATAATAACACTTATGGTATCTTTCTTTCCAACACTACTCATAACTCCGTTAAGTATGCTACCTAGAATGTTGCCTGCCGCAGCCAACGGACTGCCTACGCCAAATGCGGCCAATGCTAAACCTAATGCGCCAATTCCTTTGGCCGCATCTACTAATTTGCCGCCCTCAATTTTAGCAAACGATCCAAATCCTTCAGCAAGAGTCGGTAGTGTTTTTCCTACCAGCCATGTTGCACCTGCAATGGCTGCTCCTACCTGAATAATAACTGCGGCAATAGCTGTTCCGCCTAAAGCAATTTCTGGAGCCAATGCCCCAAGTCCAGCGATGGCTAACCCAACTTCTTCAATAGTAGCGGCAACTCCCAGCCCTTTTGCAGCAGTACCAGCCGCTCCGGCAGCTCCAGTAACTCCTTGAGCCACTGAGCCGGCAGCCGATGCCCCGCCTAAAGCAGTCCGTACTGTATTATAGCCATTAAGCACGCCTATCACTGTTTTCATAGTACCCAGCGCAATAACAACGCCAATAATAGTTTCCACTAATCCTTCCATGTGATTTTTAAAAGTGTTACTAAACCAATCAATAACGCCAGTAAACACTTTTACAAAAGTTGTAACTAATGGTAGTGATGCATTTACCAAGTTGTTAATTGCTTCTGTAAAATTTTTTCTAGCTTCTTGTATCTCTTTCTGTCTTTTAATTTCGTCTGCGGCTTCACCAGTTTGTCGTTTGGCGTTGGCTTCTTCTCTTTCTATTTCCTTTTCTCTTATACCTGCAAGAGTATTTTGTCCAGTCATCTGATCATCGGCTGCTCGAATAGCCGCGTCGCCAATTTTATCATAAACACCACCAACAGTGCCCAATGCTCCGGCAAATTGTTTTAATTCCTGAGTGTTGTGAACTCTACTTTGATTTTCTAAATTTTGTATTTCGGCACTTTTATTACCGGTTCTTTGAATAGTGCTATAAAATTGACCTATGTCTCTAGCTGCCTGTGGGGCCAAAGCTGACAATTGTTTACCAGCTTCACCGGTTACTGCTCGACCCTGAGCAGCCGCAATAACAAGGTCCTCGCCGGCTTTTCCATATAATGCTTTACCCCTAGCCATAGCTGCATCAAATGATGTGCGATCCTTTTCGCTTAATGATGCTCTGAACATTTCAATGTCGGCTTTACGCATAGTTTCTTTTAAATCTTTAGCTTGTTGTTCTCGTGTTTTACCAGTTATGTCAGCTAATCGATCTAATTCTTCCATATAGGACGCGGCTGAATTTATTAGTTGCGAAGAATTTTCCAACTCACGTGTTGTTCGACCACCAGATATTGAAATATAATCAATAAGACCTTGGCTAAGTTGCTCAGACGTAAAGCCCAAATTCATCAATCGTGTACCAACATCGCTATTAATTAATTCTGCTCCAAGTCGCTTAAATGCCGCGGCACCGGCATTAGCACCACCGCCCAATAAAGTAAACTCTTGACTGTTCCTAGTCATTAGATCAGTAAATTGGTCCATAGTTAGGTACAAATCCGAAGCGGATTGCCTTAATTCAGTCAGCGAACCACCAAGATTAATGCCAGCATTGGTTAATTTTTGATAACTTGCTAAATTGTCTTCTTGGTATTTGGCAACTCTTGACAACCCCGATGCCACCAAACCTATACCAAATGGCAAGGTACTAAATGCCATCATCACGTCGCTGGATTTTGCTGTGCCTGCTATTAGTTTAGATAGGGCAGTGTCTAGTGAGTTAAATATAGGGGCTACTTTAGAAATACCCCGTTCAAATAAATTTAATGCTACATTGGTTTTTTCTAATTTGGTAAGTTGTTCGGCAACTTGATTGTTGAGATTATCCCAAGCGTCTTTATCAAACAATCCGCCCTCGATGCCTAATTTTTTTAGTTGATCTAGAGTTTGTTTATTAGCAACCATAGAGCTGGCTAATAATAATTTTAACGTGGCTTCGGTTGCCGCGTTGTTTAATTCAACATCTTCATTACCGATTCGACCGTATACATCTGTCATTGTTAATCCCGAGTTTTCTGCGTATATAAATACTACAAATAAGATAACCGTACTATCTTAAACTTATTTATTCGGAGAAAGAACCATGGAAAATAGTGTAGCCCAACCAGTTAACCCACTGGCAATGTTTATGCGTCAACCCAAAATTTATATCAAATTGCCAAGCGGGGGGGAGTATTGGGCTAGCGGAAGTTTGGAAATTTCGGAAAATGGGCAATATCCAGTTTATTCAATGACAGCCAGGGATGAACTGTTGATCAAAGTTCCAGATGCGTTGATGAGCGGTCAGGCCATAGTTGATGTGATACAAAATTGTATACCCAACATTAAAAATGCCTGGATGATCCCCAGTATAGATTTGGATATAATTTTAATTGCCATTAGATTGGCCACCTACGGTGAAATGATGGATACTCCAATCAAATTTGGGGATCTAGAGTTAACATATGTGGTAGATCTTCGAATCGTAATAGATAGTTTAATGAATCAAATTTCTTGGGATCCAGTAGTGTCAATAAACGATGAAATCACAGTGTTTGTAAAACCAGTCAACTATAAAGATATCACCAAAGTGTCCATTCAGTCATTTGAAACACAACGAATCATGAAAGTTGTCAACGATGACACAATCTCAGATGAAGAAAAATTAAGACTGTTTCAAGAAAGTTTTAAGAAACTCACCAATAGTACTGTGGCCATGATTGGCGACAGCATTAGCAGGATTGAAACAAGCAAGGGTAGCACAGATAATACAGAATTTATTCAAGATTTTTTGTCCAATACAGATAAAAGTGTATTCAATACTATTCAGTCTCATTTAGAAAAATTACGCGAACAGAACAATGTCAAACCAATGAAAGTTGCTGTCACCGATGAAATGCGTGAACAAGGTATCACCGGTGATATTATTGATGTTCCGTTAACATTTGACGCATCAACTTTTTTCGTATAAGGCTTTTGTCCTTGGACCGCGACGGTATCGAATCATTAATTAAAGAATATGATGCCAGTACAAAAGCCCTTAAAGAAGAACTTGTTAGAATTTGTTGGTTTATGAGAGGTGGGGTAAGTTATAACGAAAGTCACTGCCTGACCTATGATGAACGTTTGATCATATCTAAAGTTATTGAAAGCAATTTAGCAACCACTAAAGAGACACAACTTCCATTTTTTTAAAAGAATAACAAATGTATTTGTTATTTTTATCAACTACCAATAGAGAAATTAAAGTTTTATTTTCAAGAAACGGCTAAATCCTATATCGTTTTCATCAATTGATGCTGATTCAACTGTTGGGATTTTTGCGTCAATTACGGCCAACCCATCTTTTATTTGTTTACGCCCAGTGGCATTCAATTTACTATAAAAGTTAATGACCGATTGTACAGTTAATTGAGTAGACACTCCGGCACCGGATCTACTACCACCTTGATTACCCGATGATGCTGTATTCCTGTTTGTTGCACCGCCGTTAGCATTATTACCCGATGATGCTGTATTCCTGTTTGTTGCACCGCCGTTAGCATTATCCAGTTCAGCAACCGAAGCTGAAATAATTTGCCCAACCATCTTGTTATCTAAAGGAATATCCTGTTCCGCATCTTCTCTAACTGTTTGAAAAGTTGGATTACCCTGTGCGTCAGCGCCTGTCATTTTTTGTACAGGAATGCCAACTTTTGAATTTTTATACCCGTTGGGGTTATTTTTTAGTCTAGCAGTACCACTCAGAGTTTTTTGTTTAGCGGCTGCAATTTGTGCCGGGGTTAGTTTTCCACCAGGGGCAGGAGTTGCCGGTGTTTGAACCGCTGATGATTTTATTTGATTGATTAATTTCTCTACTCCGCCAGTCAATGGCAAGTTCTGAGACTGCATCCAAGCGGTTAATATACCTAGAGTAGCATCCTTTCCTCCCTGGCTACTACCTAAATAAGTTTGAAATTTTTTCATTAACTCATTTGCTTGTTTACCTGTTTGTGAAATCCCTTGGGCTCTTGCACGAGTATTAACGTTAGTAAATGGATTAATTCGAGTTATCCCAGTTTTCACCCGTTGACCTAAGCTGTGTGGTACATCTCCCGTGGTACTAGCATTTGCCGCATTAAGATCTAATTCATTTAAATTAAAATCTTCCATAATATCAGATAATTTCATCGAGCAATCCTTTTTTACTATAAGTTATTTATATATTGAATTGAGCTAAAGCTCAATTGCTTCTACGCTATCGCTTGAAGCAACTTTTTATTTTGAAATTAATGATCAATTACGAAGTAAGTAATTCATGTAGATTGTTACAGTCAGACGGAACCATTTTACAGGTTCCATCTTTATGTCTTCATGTGAGTTGCACACAGCCAAGACTTTGGAAGTAGGTATTTTTTATTCACCGTATGCTAATGGGCTCTGACCTTTCCCATCCTACGTCGACATCGCAGAATTATTCTGCTATCTTAAACTTCGTTCCTAGTGTTTAAGTTTTTATAGCCGGTGATTTCGTATGTTAACATTCATACTATAACAATGCGTCGAGCTTATGGTTCTACTCTCAAACTCACTTCCAATTTTTCAGGATACTGGATTCCTCCAGGGGAGTGCATTATTACGTTACGTGTCCGGTTATTCCCCGGTTTTTCCACAGCGGTATTACAAACTGGCCCGCCAACCTTGGGTGTTAATTGATTTTTTAATTATATGTGAGTCGTGATTTATTAAATTTTGCCTTTTATATGTGATTGGTGTATTCTGCAACTTATCTGCCCGTTGTAATACTCATCTGATTCTAATACTTTTCTTTCAAATTGGGTTCTAGCTTCTATATAGGTACATTCACTTTTACTTTTGCAATAAAATAATATTTCGCGTTTAAAATTTTCTGTGCCTAAAAGCGCAATGTCCTTACTAAGTTCATCGCTCGAACCATAATATGTTTGCCAATCGCTGTCTATTTTGCTTCTAATCTTTTTCTTTTTCTTTGTGCCGTTCTTTAACTTTACAGTCTTGTAGGTCGTTTTACTAAATTTTGCTAATTTTTTGCCTATATATTTTCTATCATTGGTTGTGTTTACTATACAGTAAACATAACCAACACAATCTTCTGGGAGTTCGGTTACTATTTCACCTTTGTAGTACCAACTCATTGTACACCCTTTTTAATAGAAGATCTACCGAGTTTCCATCCTTCGCCTGGGCATTCTCTACTTTTTATAGAGATGCTATCCTTACTCCACCATTTATTTCCTATAGTAGCACCTGTTCTTTTTGCAATAACTTCGGCA